AAGAATAGTAATTGCTAAGACGCCCGCCGACGAGCGCAAGCGCATAATGCACGCACGACATTACGCGTATACGTACGTGAGAGGAAACCTAAAACCAAAAATATATGAAGCTCGACACCAAGAGTATAGTGGCCATTGTTTCAGTCCTGGCTGCTGTGATAGCTATTGGGGTTCAATATTGTAACCCTAAGCCTAATCCAGACATTTACCCTAGAGATACCCTACGATCAGAAAGGGTAATCATCAAGGTTGATACCATGTGGAAAGACCGGATAATAGAAAAGCCCATTTATGTCACGGTTTATGATTCAGATACCATACTTCGGGTAGAAAAGTCCACTGATACAGTGGAGTTACCACCCGATACTATTGATCGGAAATTCCCTCACTTAGTTTGGGGAGAGTTCTTTGACGACCACCTGAAACTGCTGATGAAGGACACATCAGGCCGAATCATCGAAAACACATGGGCTCTTGACTACATCCGAAACCGATCTTACATCTTCGACGGTTATACCGGGGTTCTCGGAAGAAGGCCCAGATTAGGAAATGACCTTTCGGATGATTTCGGAGATGGGTCCCAATTAGGAGAGACTCTACGGAAGATGCGAGGCTTTGAATCTAATGCTTACTTGCTCTATGGTTTCAGAGGAAACTTCATGATTCGAGCCGATGCCTCTTGGAATTATCGAAAACTTGGACTATATTTGTATACCCAAGGAAGTACAATGGCCCCCAACCTGGAAGCAGGAGGTGGGTTAAGATACAGAATACGATAACCCATGAGTAGAAAATTAGTAGAGCAGATTAGGCTTACCTCGGAGCAATTAGCTATGTTGCAAAAGGTGATGATAGACCCCTTCTTCTTCGCCACCTTTATATACCTAATTCACCCTCTCCGAGGTAAAACCATTTTTAACCTATACCCATATCAGAAGAAACTCCTATGGCACTTTCTGAATGATCGGTTCAACATCATCCTGAAATTCCGCCAGGCAGGAGTAACAGAGCTTATCTCCCTATATTGCCTCTGGTTCGCAATGTACCATCCCAACAAGAACATTGTGATTATCTCGATCAAGGACAGGGTGGCAAAAAAGGTTCTTAGGAAGATTAAGTTCATGTATAAGAACTTACCTGATTTCTTAAAAGTTAAAGTAGTAAATAGCCGTGGAGAATCTATTGGGACCGCTACCGAAATCGAATTTGCAAATGGCTCTATTATTTCCTCAATTCCCACAACGGAAGATGCCGGCCGTTCGGAAGCGGTTTCACTCCTCGTTATTGACGAAGCTGCCATTGTTAGATGGGCAGAGAGGATTTGGGCCGCATCCTTCCCCACTCTATCAACTGGAGGTCGTTCTATCATCAACTCAACTCCCTACGGAGTTGGTAACTTCTATCATAAACTTTTCTCAGATGCGGTTGCAGGAGGTAATCTTTTCAACCCGATACGGCTCTTCTGGAGAATGCACCCCGAACGTGATGATCTATGGTACCGTCAGCAAAGAGAAATTCTTGGCCCTAGAAAGACTGCTCAGGAAATTGATGGAGACTTCCTTACCTCGGGGAATACAGTCTTTGACCTTGCTGATATAAGGGGTATAGAAGATGCAATACTGGAGGATGAAGATTATAGGGCCTTGGAAGTTGATATGAATGGTCAACTTAGAATTTACAAATACTATGACCCCTCAAGATTCTACACCATCGGAGCAGACGTTGCAACCGGAAGATCAAACGACTTCTCGGCTTTCTCGGTTATGGACGATCTTGGAGAAGAATATGCCTCTTTCAAAGGAAAGATTACTATTGACCGGTTCGAACCTTTATTGGTGGATTTCGGAAATAGATATGGGAGAGCCCGTTTGGCACCAGAGTCCAACGACATTGGTTTAGGATTAGCTACTAATTTACAGACCCATGGATATGAAAACCTCTATTATTCCAGAGCCCTTTTAAAGAAGAAGGGGGAAGCAAGGCATAGGCAAGAGGAAATTCCTGGCTGGTATACTACCAAAAAGAATAGGCCCGTTATCATTGCCGGGCTCGAAGAGGATATAAGAAACGACACCTGCATTATTAAAGATAAAGCATTTTGTGATGAGGCTTATACCTTCATTTATGATAACATGGGTAGACCGGTTGCAATGAATAAAGATAAACAGGCCTCAGATGATATTCTGGACGATCAGGTATACACTGATGATGCTATCTTTGCCAAGGCAATCACTAACCACGTCAGAAAAGAACCAAGACGTTCACACCTAATACTACCAACATAATGGCATTTCTTGATAACTTTAAACGTGGAAGCCTTCCTAAAAGGGGGGCTTTTCCATTACCTAAGGCTGGCGGTAGAGTATCTAAACCCCCAGTAGATAACAACCTTTGGGATGATACCTTGAAGGTTAGCGGACATCACCAAGTAGTTAAAAAGCCTTTTGTAGATAAATACATACCCCTGATTCGTAGCCTGAATATGATGAACGGGGACGTATCACAGGCTCTATGGAATATCGTTAGTTTAGGAAACACCGGCCATAAGATTCATTTTGACCCCAGTGTATCGGAAGATCAGCAGGAAAAAATGAGAAAGCATATCCTGAACAGGCCTAAACCATGGATGTCCGGCCAGGCGGGAGTGGATGGAATGGTAAATAAGAAGTTCTATCAATTACTTATTTCCGGGGCTTTATCAAGCGAATGGGTACCGGAGGTTGATCTTTCAGGGGTTGCAACCAATCTTCTGGTAGGGCCAGAAGAAATCGAATTTGTTTTGAGTAGGGATGGACTAACCTATGAACCCTATCAAAGAAGTAGCCTATATAACCCCACTTCAATCTCAAAGGGTGGCCTAATCAAACTGAACCCAAATACCTATAGATACTTCGCTCTCAATGGAGATACCGAGAATCCCTATGGTATTCCGCCATATATCCCTGCAATAGAGGATATATACACCCAACACCTGATGAAAACCAACATTAGGCATATTGTTGAACAACTAGGCCTTGTTGGATTCCTTACTGTACTCCTGGAGAACCCAGATCAATTACCCGGGGAAACTAACGATCAATACTTTGCCAGAACTGAGAAATACCTAACCGATACCCAGCAGAGATTAAAGGATGGTATGAGGGATGGTATAGTAGTGGGATATAAACCCGATGTTGAATTTGAAACTTCCTCTATATCCCGAGCCTACGCCGATGCCTTGGAATTGTATAAGAATAATGAATCTTCTATTGCCACAGGCATGAAACAGGACCCCACTCTATGGGGAAGGGATTATAATACCTCGGAGACTCAGATAACCGTGGTATTCATGAAGATGATCTCCGAACTTCGGAATTTCCAAAACCTGATTGCAACTGATCTGGCCTTTGGATATTCATTAGACCTAAGATTGGCTGGATTCCAATTTGACTATCTGACTGTTAAATTCAAACCATCTACCTTAGGGGATGATCTTAAAATACAACAAGCCGAAGAAATAAAGATTCGTAATGTTGAACGAAAGATGCTCCTTGGTATAATTAGTCAAGATCAAGCCGCAGATGAATTAGGTTATGATAAACCATTTGAACCAGAACCTAAAGTTGATTGGGAAACTCTCGCCGGGGGTAAATCCCAGGCTGAACTGGAAATAGCTTCAGAGAAACGTGAGGCAGGAAAAGATGCTTCCGATAAGAAGAATAGAAAAAAGAACAAGCCTACAGGCGGTAAAGATAAATAACTAAATCATCAAATATGTGGTTAGACGTAATGGAACTCAGATCAGGCCATAGTCTGATTCTGAATAACCTCCCTGACCTTAAGGATGCAAAACCCGATTTTGCTCATGTGGGTTCAGGAACCCCGGTAGATAGAGAATCCTTTGGGTTATTCTCTTCACCGGACTTTAACAAATTCTATCCGGGTGTAAAGCAGGAGGATTTGAAACCCAACTCGGAAGATTTCATAGAACCCGTATACAGAGCCCTTTCCGAGGTAATTGTCCATAAGAACTGGAACCCGGTTGATTTCGGTGAAAATGGGGTTCTTAAGAAATCCATGAGCCTGCTTAAAGGACAGGCGGTAAAGGGAGACCATGAGGGTGGTATACATACCTCAATGGGAGCTGTTAACCATGTAGTATGGGAGGAATCTTATAAACAGAACGGAATTCAAATACCTGCCGGTATCAATGCTCGATTTAAGATTGATGCTAAAGCAAACCCCAGAATTGCCCGGGGTATACAGATGGACCCTCCTTCGATTCATTCCTGCTCGGTAACAGTATCTTTCCTTTGGGATAAGTCTCACCCCTCAATGGACCAAAACGAGTTTCTTAGTAAACTCGGAACCTACGATAAGGATGGTAAGATGATTCGCAGGGTTGCTACCCTTATTAAGAACTACCATGAGATTTCCCTGGTAGATCACGGTGCTGACCCCTTTGCCAAGAAAAAAACGGAGAATGGTAATATCGTTCTTCCTGAACATGCCAATACCGTATATAACTCTTGGAAGGCCGAAAAACATAAGGATAAAAACGACAAATTCTTCTTTTTCGACTTCAAAGATATTGAGGCCGAGGATATAATCAGCAACACAGGAAATCCTACGATACCTGCTCCATCTAATGAAGAAACTCAAACTTCCAACACTGATAATATGAAAGAACATCTCATAGCCCTTGCCACAATCTTCGGCCTGACTTTCGATGAAACTAAGCCCGAATCTGCCACTGCCCTTATTGAAGCAGTGAAGAAAGCTAAAACAGATTTGGAGACCGCTCAAAATACAGTAACGGAGCTTCAAGCTGCGAAACCCGATGAGGCGGTTCTCACAAAACTTAAGGATTTCCAAAAGAATACCCTGGCTTCGGCAAGAGCTGCTGCAATTGCCTCTCTCCAAAAACTTCATGACAATCAGGCTCCCAAGTCTCTGGTTGATGTGATTGAAAACCTCGATAACCTGGAAGGTATTGCCGCCCTCAAGGGTTCTTATGACGACCAACTCGATAAGAAATTCCCGTTAGCTTGCAAGAAATGTAACAGTACGGAAGTTAGCAGGGCCTCTGCTACCGCTAAACCGGAAGGTGAGGAAGCTCCTAAAGTTGAGGCATTGAGTGCTGAACAGGTTCGCAACAAACTCATCAAGGAGCAAGGCAATATGGCCTTCAACTTCTAATATCCTATTACCATAACAATCTTAAATATCAACTACAATGGGCTCTTTAACACAAGCCGGAAAGAAATCGAAAACCGCGATATGGCTCCATGAATCTCACAAACTCCATGTTGAGTTCCAGGTAGCCGCTGGACAAACCGTTTACCGCGGTCAGCCAGTAAAACTTACCAATGACGGTAAAATCACTCCATGGGCAAAAGCCGATTTGAACCATCTGATTATCGGTTATGTAACTACTGATCAGATTGCTGGTGAATGGGCTACAGTTGCCATGAAGGGTTATATGGGGGTTCTCGCCCTCAATGCAACCGCCGGTGCAATGAACTGCGGTCCGGTAACTTATCAAGCATATAATACTGCAAATGGTGATACCACTCATGGTAACAAGGGTTACAGTACCTATGCTGCTCCCACCACTGATACTGGAAACACCGAAACCCATGCTTGGAGCATTGACCAGGCTGCCGCACAATACGATCTCATCCGGGTGATTGTAAACTAATAAGCCGACAATACCTGGCCAATTCTTAATACAGACTAACATTAAAAAAATACCATGTCTAAACAATCTTTATATTTGGCAGACCTCCCTACCCTGGTAAAGGAAATGGAGGCCATGAGAAAGGATGATAAGAACCCACGGGACATCACCCTTGCTGAGTATGTAAAACTCAAATACCCGGAAATTACCATGGAGACCTTTTACGAGGACCTCGGGGTAAATCCGAACATCATGACCATCGAGAACCTTCTGAACATGCCAGATCAGAACATTCGTTGGTTGATTCCTGAAATCTACCGTGAAGCTCTTCGCTTGGGTATTCGTAAAGCCCCCATCTATCCTTCACTCATTGCCGGCGAACAATCAATCTCTGGCCTTGAACTGAACATGCCCGCCATCAATATGTCGGATGCCGGAATGAAAAAGGTAGGGGTTGGTGAAACTATCCCATTGGGAGATGTTTCCTTCGACCAGAAAAAGGTAAAGATTTACAAACTCGGTCGTGGTATCAAGATTCCTTACGAGGTTCGTCAATATGTTGCGATCAACCTGGTTGCCCTCTATATGCAAGACATGGGTATTAAGATGGGTATGGGACTTGATTATCTGGCTCTCACCACTGCGATCAATGGAGATCAAGCTGACGGTACTGATGCGGCTCCTGTTCTCGGGGTTGCAACCGATGAAACCCTGGTATACCGCGATATTTTGAAATTGTGGTTCCGCCTTTCCCGCTTGGGCCGTACTCCAACAATCCAGATTGCCGGCGAAGATACTGGCTTGGATGTGATGGAACTCTACCTGAACACCCGCTTCACTGAGGGTAAACAAAGAACCCAGGTAAACCCAAGGGTAACTCTACCAAATGCAGTTGACCTTTATATTCATGGAGCAATCCCGGACAAACAAATCCTTATGATTGATAAGGCCGGAGCTCTTCTGAAACTGAATGCTCAACCACTCCTGGTAGAAACCGAAAAGATTGTGAGCAATCAAACAGAGGGCACCTATGCTACAATCACTACCGGCTTCGCAACCATTTTCAAAGATGCCCGCATAATCCTTGATAAAGGCCATGCAAGTTCAGAGGATGGCTACGGTCTTGAGGATTATGACTTCCTGAACCCTGCACCTTTCGAGGTAGTACCATTTGGTAAAAAAGGATAACCTTCTAAGCCTTAATATATAAGAAAGCCGATATTCTATTTGAATATTCGGCTTTTTTTATTCCTATTCAATTCTAGTCAAAAATTTCGTAAAATGAAATATCTATTAATCTTTTTAATTTCCCTCACTACGTGCTTCGGGGGATATGCCCAATTCAATTCCTTCCAAGAGATTAAGGACTATAACGATCAGAATATAACCACGAATGGAACCAAGGCCATTACGGGTTCAAAACTGAATCTTGCCTTAAATGGGGGTTTTAAATTCTTCCATGACAATTACTTCAAAAAAGCCGAGACGGATGCAAGGTTTGCCTTTAAAAACCATACGCATCCAATTTCTAGTGTTCAGGGGTTACAAGATACCAATACTAACCTGAGGACAGATATTGAATGGTTGAAGGCTAATTTGGAAGTAGGAGGTGCCGCCAATATATCGGGAGACGTAAATACCATATTATATCGAACCGCGGATGGGGCGGCTGGAAACAGTAAATTAGGATTTGACCCGGCTAATCATACCCTACGATTAGGAAACGCCTTTAATTCCTTTAATGGAACCCCGGCTTCTGACCGATGGATAATGAGCATAGGAGAACTAAATACCTATGATGCCGGAACCGAGGCAGCTATAATAGTGGGATATAACAACGTATCAAAGGTATCAAGGGGTGCGATATTCGGAAGTAATAATACCGCAAATGGCTCTGCATCCGGAGTAGACCTAGATAATTCATTCATTGCGGGTGAAGGTAATAATATCCAATGGAGATACTCTTTTGCTATGGGCCTTCAAAACCAACCCGGTTATCAAGGCTTAGCATTAGGAACCTGGAACCAATCTACCATAGGATTAGGAAACTCCGGAACCAATCACATGTTGGGAAACTATCTAACTTCCAAATACCCTAATTCGGTTATAACCGGTGTATCAAATAATCTAACCGAGATTGATGCAAGAATCGGAAATGTAGATAGCGTAGCCTTCGCAGTGGGAGCCGGAACAGATGCTTCAAATAGAAAGACCGCAATTTTAGTAGCAAGGGGTGGAGAAAGAATTTGGTTTCCTCAATTAGCCGATGCAGGTAATGATACCACCGTCTTGGCCTTGGATGAGAACGGAATGTTGATAACCAAGACCGCTACGGGAGTTGCCGGAGAATCACCCCTAACCTTCCAAGCACCCTTGAATAGGGTGGGTAATGAAATAGGAATTAATGTAGTGGGAGTAGATAACGGGGTTATCACTCCAACCATGAAAACCACATGGGATGGTAAACAAGATGCAATTACCTGGGCTAATGTAACCGCAGCCTCCAATAAGGTAACTTTAGGAGGTACTCCAACCGGCTCAGTTAAATCAGCCTTTAGCATTGACATTAATGAGAGCAATCTAACCCTGAATAATATAGGGGGAGTTTTGGGAGTTGCCAAAGGAGGTTTAGGTTCATTAACTCTAACGGGTAATGGTGGTAAATACGTTAAGGTAAATTCGGGTGGAACCGGATTTGAATTAGCCACTGTATCGGGTGCAGGTATTCAAAGCGTAGTTGCTGGAGATAATGTAACCATAGATAATACTGACCCAGCAAATCCAATTATTAATGCAACTGCCGCAGAATCTGCAGTAACTTCATTATTTGGTAGAGTGGGTGATGTGGTTGCAGTATCTGGAGATTATAATACTTCCCAAGTAACGGAGAATACAAACCTCTACTTTACCGATGCAAGAGCAAGAGCCGCAATATCCGTTACTGCTCCTCTGACCTATAATCCAGGTACAGGGGCTCTTGGAATGACCGCTTCTTCAACTGGAGTGGCAGGGTATTTAACCTCTGCTGATAGAGCTACTTTATTCGCAAAAGAACCGGCAATAACCGCAACAACTGCGTTTGATTATTATAGGGGTGATAAAACCTTTGCAACCCTTAATACCGCAGCAGTTCCTGAATCCGGAGCAAACCAATACTTCACCAATGCCAGGGCCAGGGGTGCAATATCCCTGACTACCACAGGAACATCTGGAGCCGCTAGTTATAATTCGTCTACTGGGGTCTTAAACATACCCCAATATTCAGGAGGTGGAGTTCAAACAGTTACTGCCGGAACGAACATATCAATAACCGGAACTTCAACGAACCCCGTAATTAATGCTACAGGTAGCTCAGGAAACGCGGTTAATATAACATTGGCGGGATTAGATGCTTGTACACCCTGTCAAACTACTCTACCCTTTTATATTACAGATGCAAATAAGGAAGGGTACTTTAGGTATGCAGGAACTGTTGCAAACCAGACTACAGATAATGGGGTAACTAGAGTTGTGAGTGCTGATCTTAAAGCTTATGATCGAGTATACGATGGAACTTTAAATGCCCTTTGGTTTGGTATGGTTCCCGGATTATCAGATGGAACCACCCGGGCTAATAACGTAGCTGCGTTTAATGCAATGGTGGCGGTAGCAACTGATGAACAATGGATGAAAATACCTAAAGTAGAAGGCAAAGATTATTATACTTCTGGACCTCTGGTAATGAACTCAGAATCCAAAAAGTACAGATTAAGAATTGAAGCTACAATCATCAGTGCGGGTGATGGGGTTATAATGGAGGGTTTCGGACACCAACTAGAATCTTTAGGAGAGATTCTTGGGCCTAACTCCGGAGCTAGTGATTCGGCCAGTTTTGCTGCATATACCAATGATGGTCTATATTTCAGGAACTGTGATAAATGTGAAGCTCGGGTATTCAGGGTTAGGGAATTTAAAAATGGGGTAGTATTTGCTGGGGAATCTACCGCTAATCCTCAAGGAACCCAATATTGCAAATTGTGGTATACACAGATTAGAGGTAATTATCGCCAAATATATATCACTACTCGGGGGACTACCGGAAGCACTGGCGGAACCGCTCAATCAGGTAACTGGAGCAACTCCAATATAGTTTATGGGGGTCAGGTAGGAGGCGGTTTAACTGAGGCAGGAGGTACATTCGGAATAGTAATTAAAAGAGAGCCCTCATCTAACCAGGGATTTAACTCGGGGGGTGGAAACCCATTCAATCAGAATTACTTCTTCCATACCGGATTTGAAGGATTACGTTGGGGTATTTGGGCAGAGAACGCAGACTTTAACTATTGGATAGGTGGTAGATGGGAAGGTGGAGCAGTTACCAATAAAATATATCTTAGAGAAAGCACTGCTGCCAACCCAGCCACTAATACTGCTATAGGTGAGAATGCCTATGCAAACTCCCTCATCGGCTTCAAGATGAGTGAGAGTTACTTTACACAAGGGGGATTCGGAATAGGAACCTCTCTGAGTGGAGGAGTAATGTTAGAAGCCGATGGTAATATAACTGGTAATATAACATTACCTAATTCTACCGGATTACTTACCAGCATAGCGGGGGATGATTCACCTTCTGCCTTTGAAAATAGTACCCATAATATGATTACCTTGGGAGGCTTTACCACTACAGCCACTACCCATACTAATCATAATTATAGGTATGCAATGCACTATAAGAGGCATGGCTATTTCTCTGATCTTTACGTACCATTCGAGTTACTCGCTACAACTGTATCATCCAATTACACGGTTGCAGATACCGTAAATGACGTTGTTGTTACTGCTGCCGCTAATGTTGCTTTACCCGGACCAACCAATTGGCAAAGAAGAAAGATTACGGTTAGATCGGGTCTAACCTCAGGGACTGATGGAGTAACAGTATCAGGTTCAATTAAGTCAGGGGATTTTACCGCTATACCCGGAGGAGCTGCGGTAACATACGAAGCAATAGGTTCAGAATGGGTAGCTGTTTCTAGCTTGGGTACCAGCCTAAGTGGAGGTGGAGGCGGTGGAGATAATGGAGATATAAGTATTGGGGCTTTCTCATTAACAGGAAATGCCAATGGCTTATCTAATAACCCAACCTTAGTTCTCCACGGTGCAACCCGAACTACTCCAGGCGGAATCGCTGCTGAATACCAGGTAATAGGGGGAACCAAGAGAATTGAAAACTCGACTGGAGGCCTAACCCATGCTATTGAACTGGGAATAGGGGATGGAAACTCAGAGATAGAAATTGCCAGGGCAGGAACAACCGGTAATGCCTGGGTATCCTTTCAAAATGCCGCTGCTTCGGGTTCAACACAACAATGGAATATGGGTATGGCAACTGGTACCAGTACCTTTGCTATTAGAAATGCCCAATCAGCTTCCAATGTGTTTAGCATATCCGCTTCTAATGGAAACATATCAGTAGGCTCTGCTGCTCCAGGTACGGATAAGTTAACAGTGAATGGTACGGGTAAATTTACCAGCACCCTTAAATTAGCAAAAGGAACCAATGCAGTACCCCCATTATTATTTGACCCAACTTCAGATGCTTCCCTGACCGTAACCCAACCAGGAGCAATGGAGTTTGATGGTGAGAACTTCTTCCTGAGCTCAGTTCTTTCCGGTGCGAATGTTAAACAAACCATCTTAACCAACTCCAATGATGTAGATATTACCGGAGATAAAACATGGATGGCAAACCCAATTACTCCGGGTAAAATTCATGGAACCTCTACAGAACCAGGAATGGTATTAACCACTCTTGGAAATGTAACAGGAGCACATTGGGCTAGGAATGAGGGAGGCTTCTTATTATTCGCAGAAACTACCGCTCAGACTTCGGCAGAGAACCTTGCTACTGTAACTCTACCGGCTAACAAAGGTATGGAGGTAGAAGTGATTGTGATAGGTAAAAGATCAGATAATACGAACCTATGGAGAGAACATCGTATTATAGGATATGCAACAACAGCCTCAACCTCCGCAGTAAAAACCTCTACCGTAGTATCAGCCCATACTTCGGATTTCACACCCGCTGCCGGGGTATCATATAGCACCGGTGGGGGATTAACATTCACGGTTTCAGTAAGCTCTGCCGGAACAGAGAGTGTACAATGGACCGCATATATCAAGGTTAGACCAACATTCACCCTAGAATAATATTAACTATGAAAAGAATACTTATATTTCTGATTCTGGCCCTCCCCTTTGTGGGGGGAGCCCAGACTGCGGCATGGACCGCTAAAACAATTCCTGGTTCTTATACCAAAGCCTATGGATGCGCTAATGGAGGTTTTCAGGTAGCCTTCATGGAGGTAATGCACCAATTCGTAAAGGATGAAAGAGCCTCTAATAAGGTAGGTAAACGGAAGTTTCCCCTAATCATTTTCCTTCATGGAATAGGGGAGCGTAGTGGGAGTGCAACGTCAGCAAGGGGAAATCCAGCAACGTTAGCCGATCTATTCACTACGAACTTAATGAGTGGATTACAATATACCACTTCATCCCTATATGTATATACTTTTAAAAATCCAGATGGAAGTCGAGAATACCCGATATGGTGGGCTCCACAATGTTGGGGTGGACATAGCTTTTTCTACCCTACTTATATCGAGGCCATGCTTGACTACGCTGAGGATGAATACTCGGATATAATCGACTTTGATAGGGTATATTTAACTGGGTTATCTTTTGGAGGGGGTGGTACAATGATTGCTGCTCAATATCACCCAGTATCAAGAAGGTTAACTGCTATTGCTCCTAACGTATCTGGGTATTATACTTATAATACTGGAACCTCATGCCAATTTCCTGACCATCTAAATTTTGCTGAAATCAAGGCTAATAAGATTCCGGTATTTGCAAATCATGACCAAGCCGATGCAACTACCGGAGGTTCCGGAGTTACAGATAATTTTGTTAGAAGGCTCCTTGAAGTTAAGCATAGTTCTCCCATTATATACACTGCCTTTAATAATTCACCCATGACTGACGACCATAGGATTTGGAATTATATGTACAGTACCGGAAACTGGAATACCCAATTTACCCTAAGAAACGGAACCACCCATTACTTTGGGGGAACCAATGGAAAGAACTTCGTTGATTGGTTTTTACAATTCAGTAGACCTCCACGCCCCGAATAGGCATCCTTGCATACGACACTGAATCCATATTAATAAACTTTTCATTTATGGCAAATATTAAATTAAAATTGGGGCCTAATGCTCGTAACTTCTCAAGTGCACTGAGCAATTTTTCAATCTCTGGCAATCAGGTAAAAGAACTTGATAAGGGTCTATACATCAGGGATGGCCTGATTCAGGATGCAGTTAAAGGAGGCCATCTTCAAATTGTAGAGGATGAGATTAAAGAGGACCTGGGGAGTTTGGAGCAAGATGATGATGATACCTCTACCGATTATACCCAGGACACGGGGGATGATGATACCGAAGATGATGATACCGAAGATACCGAAGATGATGAGGAAGACGAAGATACCGAAGATGATGAGGAAGACGAAGATACCGATGATGAGGAAGAAGGCCCTGAAACTAAATCGGAGTTCATTGATGCCTTGAAAGAACTTCCTCTTAGCAATAAGGATAAGAAAGACCTGGCTAAAAAAGACCTCAAAGAATTACAAGCTCTGTACGCTAAATACAAAAAATAATGGCAATTCCAACAGCAGCTTTCACCTTTACTGACTCACTGGATAGAACCGTCACCTTCAAGGACGGTTCTTCTGGTAGTCCGACCTCCTGGAGTTGGGACTTCGGGGATAGCTCCTCATCCACAGACCAGAATCCCGCTGCCCATGTTTATGCAGCTGATGGGGTATATAAGGTGAAGCTTACCTCAACCAATGTAGATGGCTCCACATCCTTTGAATATGAAATCGTGGTAGTAAACGGAATGTTAGTGATTGGGTCAATAGCCCAATTAGTGAAAGATGAATTACCCACGGGAGTAACCATATCCGATATGGCTATCCAAAATGCCATGAGGAACTGGATGGTTATTATGAAGGATGCGGACAAATTAGAAGATGCTGACCAATTCAATCAGGCTAAATACCGCCCTGTAACCCGACTCCTTATAGCCCGATTAATAATCTATGAAAAGATTGTTCAACAGGCTCAGGGGGGATTGGTTCAAATGGGGGGTTCAAATGCCGGAGGTTTAAAAGCCGTAGAGATAGGACCGGCAAGAACCGAATGGTATAATGAAAGTGAGAGTTGGAAATCAGCACTCCAAACTGGGGGCTCAGTAGAATTATTGACCTCATCATTATGTGGATTAGCCGGAGAAGTAGGCATCCATCTTCCTATGTGTAGAAAAACCAAACACGTTCTATTACCTAAAGTATATTACCCATGCCGTCGTTAATTAATGGTGTAGAATGGGCAGCCTTCAAACAATCCCAGGCCAATATATGGGACACCTTCGGACTCAGGACAATGACTTGGGTAAGAAGGACCAAGAATGTGGGTAGATTCAATGAGGGAGACTTTACTTCTACAACTGAAACCCTAAGGTTTATTGCTCATCATAATATCCTGAGAACCTGGCCCATTGATTATAATACAGAATCCGGGGAATTGGATAGGCAAACTGTTCAGGTATATATCTTCAAACAATATCTGGCCGATCTGGGTTTCATTGATGGCAATGGTAAATTCATTTATAACCGGGATATAGACCGATTCATCATAGATGGTGAAACCTACGAACCCGAAGGAGATACCCCAGCTGCCCAGGCAGGAATAGAAGATTTATGGTTCACTATGGTTCTTAAAAGAGATAATAAACCAACCAGTGGCTAATTCATTAAAACAATCGCAATTAAGAAGAGCCGGAAGGAATGAGGAAGGAGACTATGCCGGATATGCTATGCGATTCCGGTTGGTTGGGGAATGGAAAAGAACTATGGATGTTATCCAGAGACTACCCAACTCCATGAAAGAATCTTCCCTGAATGCCCAGATGAAACTTGGGGAAGAGGTAATAAAGAGAGTAAAAGCTCACCTTCGCAAACAGGACTTACCTTGGCCTCCTTTACATTCAGATACCCAGGCTAAGAAATCAAGAGCAGATTTAGACCCAAGGGCTTTGATTGCCTATGGTAGTTATTACCATAATATCAAGGTATGGAGGGTAGGTTCACAGAAGACTGTACTGATTGGAGTGAAACCGGGAATATACACCCGGACTTACATGGGTAAGAGATCAAAGATAGACATTGCTCGAATCGCCGCTATCCATGAGTTTTCATCCGGTAAGAGAGTTCCTAAGAGACCTCTATGGAATCCTACAATAAGAGAAATGGGTGGAGCCCAAGGTTTCAAAGACCAATTTTTAAAATCATTCAAAGCCTATTTAAGAAGGGCTGGTATACCCTTTAAACACCTTAAATTATGATTAATCAAGATGAGCTGATACAAACTCTAATCGAAAGGTCTTTAGAGGATGCACTTAGGGCTGAGTTAGTAGCTGAAGGATACTTACCCGACTATACGATCTATACTACTGATGCTGCATGGAAAACCCAATTAAATGTTATACGGGGAACTCACGGATTTGCTATTGAGGTTTTTGGGCATAGCAACTCACAAGATAAGGGAACTAAACAGGTTCCCCGTTTCGTATTTATCCCCGGCAAAACAGTGCCCGGGGATGTTGGTTTAGAGTTCTCCCCGGTATACGAGCAGGTAAAAACTGGAGAAACAATAGATCATTGGATTAAGAATAGAATACCCTATGAGACCGCTAACTTCCAATTTGAACTCCACATAGTTTGTGAGAGTGCGAAGCAGCATAGAATAATGCACCATATTTATAACAAGGTAATAGGTGCCCGGAGATTCATGAAACTTTATAATGACCCGACACAATTATTCTTTCAAGAACAAATAGGCTTCTATGATCAACCCGACACGATTGATGGAATTACAGAGGTCGTCTACCAACACGAGGTTAAAGACCTTTATGCACATGCTCCAATTGCCCTTGGTACGATTGCTAAAATCACGGAGATCAACCTCGAGATTACCCCTATGGGATTGGCCCGGTTACTTGAGAACGGCACCCTCACGGAAGAAGCTCCATTTGAAGTTCACACCCTTAAAGTAGACCCACACATGATGGTAGAAAGATTCTATACCCATACCGGGGCTGATAGTGATACCTCCGGAGTTATTGCCAACTTATCGACGGCGGCATTCGTAGGAATAGAAAGGGGAACTAAACCTATAAAGAGGTATACCGGAGTTGGAGCTCCACCCATAGGTCAATATAAGATCAACAATGATAATACCCTGACCATTAACCCCATAATGAGGACGGGAGAAGAATTACATTTACTCATGCAAATATAACCCAGAAATGAAAAGGATTTTACTGATATTCTTCTTAGGATTAATCTATACATTTGGGCATGCCCAGGTCCCTCTAGTTCAACGATTAGGACAAGATACGTTAATCATTGAAGGAAACGGATATAAGGACACTACGAATGTCTATATGTTCATTCAGGGTTACCAGGATTCTAATACAGTCTTGGCAAATCTAGGGAATGGACGATTGGCATTTATGTCAATGGCCGGGGGTGGACCTCATACACATACCATAGGACAGGTTACTGGATTGCAAACCGCCTTAGATGGGAAGGCCTCAACAGGACACAACCATAATGGAGTATACTCCCCGGTAGGTCATGGCCATGCTGTATCAGATATAACCAATCTCCAAACCCTATTGGACGGTAAAGCCGCAACTTCCCATACTCATGGCCAAGGAGACATAACAAACCTTATTGCTGATTTATCAGAGAAAGCCGATGCAGACCACAATCATGACGGATTCTATTCTTTAATTAACCATGACCATAATTCATTATATGCTGCCCTTAATCACAATCATGATGCAGCATATGCCGCATTAAACCATAACCACAATTCTCTCTATGCGATCATAGCCCATCATCATGACACGGTATATGCTGCCATAGATCATGACCACGATGGAGTATATCAACCCGCTGGCTCTTATGCTGCTTCAAGCCATGGACATGCTATTTCTGAAATCACAAACCTTCAAACAACTCTTGATGGTAAGGCGGCATCCAACCACAATCACGATGCTGCGTATTCGGCTATAAACCATAATCATGATGCTGATTACTCGGATATAAACCATAACCACAACTCCGATTACTTAGATATTGATGCCACTACTTCGGATATTGAAGAAGGAACAAATCAATATTTCACACAGGCCAGAGCAAGAGGAGCTATTTCTTTAACGACTACCGGAAGTGGAGCTGCAACATATAACTCTACCACGGGAGTCCTGAACATTCCTATTGCAGGCTCAGGTGGAAGTGAATCAACGGCATGGGGTAATATCCCAGGTACTCTATCAGACCAGACCGATCTTCAAACCGCATTGGATGGAAAATCGGATGTAGGCCATGACCACGATGCGGATTATGCTGCAATAGATCATAACCATGATGCCGCTTATTCTGCAATAGGTCATAATCACAATGGGGTATATGCTACTGTCAGCCACTCCCATGCAATATCTGATGTAACCAACTTACAAACTACATTAGATGGTAAAGCATCATCTACCCATAACCATGATGGAACTTATCAACCCGATGATGCAGACCTAGACATATATGCAGGGATTACCGCGGGAACCGCTATTCAAAGCCTATTGGATTTAGATAATCCCTCAGCCATAAGATTCATTAGGATTGAATCAAATAACACAGCTTCTTTTAGAACTACCGCCCAGGTATTATCAGACATAGGTGCCGCAGCCTCTGGACATAACCATGATGCTACTTATGCAGCTATAAGCCATAGCCATGCAATAAGTGATGTTACAAACTTACAAACTACATTAGATGGAAAGGCCAGTACATCACATAATCACGACGGAGCTTATTCTGCTATAGGCCATAATCACGATGCTGATTATCTGGATATTGCCGCATCCACTTCTGATATTGAGGAAGGAACAAATCTATACTTTACTAATGAAAGAGCCCAGGATGCACTTGCCGCAGCAATAGCCGCAGGAACTCATGACGGTATAGACATAACTTATAATGATGTTAGTAATACCCTATCCTTTGATGTAACAGTATCAGGTGGAAGTGAGTCTACCGCTTGGGGAAACATACCTGGAACCCTGAGTGACCAAACAGATTTACAAACTGCATTGGATGGAAAGGCATCAACCTCACATAACCATGACGCAGCATACTCTGCTATAGGACACAACCATGATGGAACCTATGCAACTGCTGGACATAATCATGATGGAGTATACCAACCGGATGATGCAGATTTAGATACCTGGGCTGGAATAACTCCAGGTACCGGAGTAGGAACCTTTCTGGCTACCCCATCTTCGGTAAACCTTGCCACCGCAGTAACGGGAGAAACAGGGTCAGGAGCTTTGGTATTTGCAACATCACCAACCTTAACAAACCCAAATCTAGGAACCCCATCAGCAATTACCCTGACCAACGGAACCGGACTTCCACAATCGGGAGTAACAAATCTAACCACTGACTTGGCTGCGAAGGCTCCTACATCTGTAACCTGGAATTTTCAAACTGGAACATCTTATACTCTTGTAGGAGCAGATGCCTATAAGATTGTTGATTGTACAAATGCCGCTGCAATAACTTTAACTATTCCACCCAACGGTACGGAACCCTTTGCAGTAGGTACACAAATTACCATTCGTCAAGGAGGAGCTGGACAGGTAACTATCGCACCAGGAAGTGGAGTAACATTGGAAGCCCCAGATAGCAAATTGAAAACAAGAGCTCAATATTCACCCATTACCTTAATTAAAAAAGCAACAAACACATGGGCTATTATGGGAGATACTGCCTCGTAATATTACTTACCCTATTATCATTCATAGGGTTCGGGCAACATTTTAGTAGAGTAGGTCCGGTTGCAATGCCGGTCCAAACTGGAGGCGGAGGTGGGGGAACTGGAACTGTAAGTTTTGTAAATGAGGCCAGCAGCCTTGCAATGGGTACCACATCATTATCAGTACCTCTACCTCCAAGCCGGGTAGTTGGAAACATAATGGTAATGATTGTGGTAAATAAATACCCGCCAAATGGGGGTACAGTTACTCCAACCGGATGGAGTACGTTTACAAACAATCAAGCGGAGAACTCAGGGTTAACTGCGGGTGCAGCAAATGGTAATACCCGCACTACAGTATTCTATCGGATTATAGATGGAAGTGAATCGGGTAACGTATCAGTTACCATGACCAGTGCGAATGTAAGTATAGGTTGGATATTGCAATTTAGTAAATCCGCTGGTACCTGGGCTGTTGCAGGAGCAACCGGAGCAGATAACACTCACAATGGAACCACAAGCTTTGATTTAAATACTGACCCGGGATTTACAACCGGGGATATGGCTGTAATGGCTGCAGCTATCAACATGACTACCGGAGTGGCAGTATTAGGGGAATCTGCAACCTTAACTGTTCCCGGAATTACTGCTTGGTCAGCTCAAAGTGGTAACACAGATAACTCAACCACCGGGGATGATATTAGGTTGTTCTATTTATACAAGGGAGTAACCACAGGAACCTCATCAGGTATACCTTCCTATTCACATACCATAACTCAAAACTCAGCTACCTCAATGGTACTGGTTAGATTAAGAGCCCAATTATGAAAATTCTATTCACGTTCTTACTTAGTTTAATATCTATGCTGGGCATAGCCCAGGCTCCGCTAGTCAACTATTTCGGTCAAGATACTGCGATCTTTCAGGGAGACGAATATGAGACGACTACGGAGATATATTTCATGATGCCGGGATTTCAGGATTCCGGCTTTGTTATGAACATAGGGGGTGGTAGATTAAAATTCGTTCACAAGGATAGTCTGAATCTTGGAGGTACTCCGACATGGGGTACTATAGAAGGAGACCCAGCAGATCAAACAGATTTGATGGCTCTACTAAATGCCAAGGCACCCATTAATAATGCTACTTTCACTGGGACAACCACAACCGGGTTCTTATTCACAAACTCCTCTGGTAGTACAAATTCAGATTTAGCGGTATGGGCTGGAACTGCCCAGAGTAATAGCAATTCAAACCTTCAATTTAAAGGTAGTACAAACACCCTATCAAGAATATGGGAAAGGGGTGATGCCTTCCCAACCATTACCAATGGATATGCTTATGTAGGTCATGCAATAGGTAGACAAGGAGTAACAGAGCCATCCTCTGGAAGTATACCCCTAATATCCGCCTTAGGAATCAGAGCTCCCAATGTAGTTAATGGTGGAGCTGAGGTAACAAATGCAGCCACTGTATATATTGAGGATTCCACGGTAGTATCAACCACCGGAGGCAGTTTTGCTCTCTGGGTAGATAATGGCCTAGTTAAATTCGATGGAGACCTTAATGTAGATGGGACTATAACTAATCCGGGTTTAACCTCGGCATTAGCGGGTAAAGCAAATATCTCTCATACCCATGAGATTGAGGATATAACTAACTTACAAACCACCTTAGATGGAAAAGCTAATACATCACATGACCATGATGGAGATTATGCAACCACATCCCATACTCATGCCCAGTCAGATATAACCAACCTAGTTACAGATTTAGGTAATAAGGCTCCCATCAATGATGCCTCTTTAACCGGAACCTTGAAGATAGGGGGTGGAGTAACTACCACCATACTTGATGGAAATGGAAGTACATTCTCACCACAAACTATATTAAGCAATACCTCTCAAGCAGGCTTTGCAGTATATGCTAACGATGGAACTTTGAATGGGAGGGTAGGATTATTCATGGATGCTACCAACTCCCTGGGCGGTATATCCATGACACAGGGTGGAAGTTCATTTCCTTTTGTTATAAGAAACTCGGGGGGCGAGAGATTAAGGATAAATGCCAATGGTACACTGAAGTTAAATGCCTATGGAATTTCTAATGGCCTATTGGTAACTAATGGAAGTGGGGATGTATCGAGTGTAAATCTTTCAGGAACCGGAATTAGATTATTGACCGCGGCTGCTGATGGTTCGTTGGGGTCAATCACTATGCCAAGCTTACCCTACATAGTGAGGATGGGTTCAGATTATCAAACTCCATCGGGTGCAGCAGCAGGTTCATTAAATACGGTAACTGATTTTGGATTTCCAGTCCTAGCAAACAAGACTTACAAATTCTCAATATATGCGGTATATGAGCCTGACCCCGGTAGCTCTACAACTAATGGGGCAGGATTTTCTCTTTCAGGCCCTGCTGCTAACTTTGCATCTGCCTTAATATACCAACAGGATGTTTCTACCATAACATTCTTGGATTATAATATGAGGGCTTTTGGAAATACCAGTGGATTATCTACTGGCTCCCTATCCACGGGTAACCTGGTTTTTATTAATGGAACCGTAAGTTGCTCCTCATCAGGTACAGTATCTTTATCAGTTGCCTCGGAACTAGCTGGGCCATCGTATATAAAAATTAAAGCCAATGCCTCTTGGATTGAGTACCAACAATTAGATTAATTAACCCTATAACCTGATTATGTGTAATGAACTTTTTAGCGGAATTGGTGGTAAAGGTACTAGAGATGCTTATTACCACGATTCAATGGAGGGGTATCAAGAACAATATGGACCGGGTGGTAACCATATATGACTCCATGAAGAATACTATATCCAATACCGAGGTCCAGAGATTTTTGGTTTTGAAATTAGAGAACGGGGGTGGTAAGATTAAACCCAATGTTAATTTATATGCCTCAGTTATTCATGAAGATTATGAGAGCCCTTTTGAATCACACAAACAAGAATACCAAAGATTATTGGTAGACAAAGATTACCTAAATATAATTTCTACCATAATTAACCAGGGGTATGCGGACATCTTCACCGAGAAGCTCGAAGAAGAAAGCATGATTAAGAAATTATATACCGCTGAAGGGGTAGTATATTCCGAATGGTATTATCTACACTCTACCAGAAAAGCCATTTTCTTTTGTACCATTGCCACTTCAAATACCCTTGATACCTTCGATCAGCCAAAGCATAGAGCCCTCATTGACTTAGAGATTAATAAGATAAGGAATGCTATAAGCGGTAAGAAGTATAAATAAGGACCCTTAAAAGGACGATACTAAACCACTATTATTATATCGTAAAATTTCAAAATATGCCCAACACAGCCCAATCAAGAGTTGAGGAAGTTATAAATCAATTTTCTGTCCCAACCCGGACACGCAATATCTACGGGGTAATGGGCCCCACCAAAAGAGGGAAGATTAATGACCCTAGAACCATCATCTACTCATGGTCCCAATTCGAGAAAGAATATGGAGGCCTGGTAAATGGTAATGACTTTCCATTGCTCTGCAAAAGGGCTCTTGAAAGGGGAGCTGCTCTCCGGGTATGTAACATCAAACATTACACAGATATTACCAGTGCTGCTTCTTTGGATGCTGTATTAGCAACCATCGCCTCAACAGACAAGGTGGAATTGGACACTGCTCTAACTGCAGACCATACCATGCAGGTTACCATAAATGGTAATGCAATTACCCAAGCCTTTACTATTTCTTCCAAAAGGACTTTGGAACTACTTGCTCTGAAAGTAGTAGCCACCATTCCGGCTATCGTAGAGACAGCCCTTGCAGTTGATGCCACTACCCTTATTCTGATTCCTAAAACCGCTGTTACATTAACTACCACATCAATTCCTACCGGAACTGATGCTCCGGAAGCAACTGTTACTCAGGTAGCCACAATTACAGATGGTACCGATGAGCTCTTCAAATTGAAGCCTATTGCAAAGGGAGCGGATTATAATAATCTGGCTATTTATATCACAAGTGCCGTGAGCGGTGATACCAATGCCTTCGATTTAAGAATCGTACACCTGGTAGATGGAACTTCGGAAAGTTACCCTGGATTAAAAATCCCAGGTAAACCTACCATTGCTCAATCCAGCTTCTTGGATAGAGTAAAGAGGAACTCGAAATTAGTTGAAGTAGAATATATAGACCTTAGTGCCGCAACTGCCAATACTCTGAAACCCCAAACAATGATTTTGAGGTATAAGTCCGGTACTGATGGTTCGGCTCTGGTATCAAATGATTATATCGGCTCCTCATCTTCTAATACGGGAATGCAGGCTTTCAATGCCTATGATGATATGATCGCAATTTGTGCTCCTAACCTTGCGGATTCGGTAGTGCATCTTGCCGGAGATACCTATGCTTTCCTTCGTAAGGATTTGGAATATCATGGGCACCTGAGCAATGCTTCAACAACCGAAGATGCCTTGATTACCGAGAGAGATACAATCGGAGTAACCACATCATACTCCAGGTTCTTTGCCGGTGGGGTACTTATCAATGACCCTTTTACCGGACAAGAAAGGGGTATATCGGAAATGGGAGACGTAATGGGTATCATCGGACATTCCTTTGAGAAATTCGGAGCCCATTATTCTGCATCTGGAAAACGCCGGGGAGGGTTGATTAATTGCTTGGGAGTAGTAAACAACTTCGGAGCAAAGAGCAATATCCTGAACCTTAACCGTCTCGCTAATCGCCAGATTAATACCGTGATTGAAAGGGATGGGGTTGTAATGCTCTGGGGTAATTTTACTGCAACCATTGAAGATAACTCAACCAAATGGGCCAACGTAAGAAGTATGCTCATTGATATGAGGAAGTCTATCCTGCCATTGCTTGATAATTATATCGAAGAACCCAACGATATCCCAAGCTGGAGAGACCTTTACAGGGATGTGATACCTTACCTGGATTCTCAGGTAGCTAATAGGGCAATCCACTCTTACAATTGGCAGGGTGACCAATTTGCAGAATCACTCGAGAAGCTCCAGATAAATACCCTGGCTGATGTTCAACAGGGTAAATATAAAGTGAAGCTCTTTGTGAAAGAGGTAGTATCAATGCAGGACATCCTGGTTGAAATTACCTTGGATAACTCAACCATCAGCTTTGAAGAAAGCATCGTGGAAGCCAATAACCTCTAATTAAAAATTCAATAAACTAGACATACCATGCCGGTTAAAATAGCTAACCCCCGTAAACAATTCCAATTTCAGGTATCAATTCCTGGCCTGAATCCTTTTCTTTGCCAGAGGGTAACCACCCCATCACAGGAATTTGATGCAGTTACCCACGGAGATACCGGATTTGAAGTTAAGACTGCGGGCATGCTCAAGGTAGGAACTTTGAATATATCTAAGCTGAAAGATGCCAGGGCCTCCGATTCTTTTTTCAGGAACTGGGCTAGAAGCATCATGGATGTAAGAAGGGGCGGAGGTGACCCACCCTCACAATATAAACAAACCATCATTATTGAGGAGTTCTCAAATGATGGCCAGACTGTGATCGACCGTAAAGTTCTAATCGGATGTTGGCCTCAGAAACTAAATGGGGTTGAATATAACCGACTGGGCTCTGAGAATGTGATTGAAGATATTGAGTTCTGTGTTGATTACGAAGAAATCTAAGGCCTGCTTGCTGGGAGACATATAATCATTCGCGCCAAAGGGGTAAGCGATAAAGGGGTTAGGAACATTTTAGTTCTTGACCCCTTGTCGTTTATACGGACTATTGTTAATAAACTAAAAATATGGATGCTTTACTTTTTAAAGGGGAAACCCACAAATTAATATTACCATCGGGTAGGTCGGTGGTATTCAGGGAGAACAACGGGGAGGACGAAGAAATCCTAACCCGAATAGGTAATGAAGGAAACAAGAACATTCAAATCTACCTGGCCGGAATCATTGAGGAAGATTCGGAACCTAAACCCGAAGGACTAACTCCCCTTCAACATATAAAGAATATGAAGGTTAATGATGCCTATTACCTCATGTTCAAACAAAGGTTAATTAACCTGGGGGATAATTTGGAATGGAATCATACCTGTACCACTGAAAGCTGCAAACAAGAAACAGGGTTGGAGCAAGACCTAAAGGAATTTGATACGTTCACTAAGTATGATAAGGGTAGCGATGCAAAGATCGAGCACAGTCTTTCTAGCGGGAAAAAGATCAGATTTAAGATATTGACATTAGGACTGGAGGAAAAGCTACTAGACATACCCTTTGCGGATAGAAGCAATGCCACTGTTCTATATACTCGGGAGATAGAAATTTTCTATGAGGGGAACTGGGTAAGATGCACCCACCTTAAAATGTTTAGCTCTAAGGACATGGCAGAGATCAGGGCACTGATTAAGAAGTATGATGATAAATGGGACCCCATCCTTGAGTTCAAATGCCCGAAATGCCAAACTCCCGCAATCGAAAGACTCCTGGGCATGGCTGATTTTTTCTACCCAGTGGCGAAGCTTTAGAATCCGATGTTCAATGGGCATCAATGCATGCCTTCGGATTGCCCATCGACTACGTCACGTTTAGGAGGATGGGTAGACCCAGAAGAAATAAACTTCTGGAATATGCCAAGGAAATTCAAAAGGCAAAATCCAAATCATTAGAAGGCCTTTTTAACATATAACCATGATAGGACTCGGCTCACGGACTCAGCTGGGAATTGGAATCGCAGTATACCTCGAGGACAAATTCTCACAGAAGGCCAAATTACTGAATGAAAATCTTAAGGCTCTCCATAAGGGAGCCTTACATCATGTGGATAAGGCTGCAAGAGACTATAGAAATACCTCTATGCAAATTGCTGCCGGAGCCGCCATCATGACCGCAGGCTTGTATAAGGCCGCAGAAGCAGGAGCAGAATTTGAACATAAGATCAGGCAGATAAAGATCGTGGGTGGAAAGGAATTAACCCAGGACATGACCTCTATCTGGAAGAATGCCGAAAGGATTGCTACTTTATATGGAGAGAGACCCATTGCCGTGGCAGATGCAATGCTGGAGAATGTGAGGGCGGGTATCACAGAGGGCTTGGATGAAATCACAGAACGCCAACTGATGCTCGCTAAATCTTCCGGTGAAGCATTGGAAGGTGTACAGGGTGTTGCTCATGGAACCCTGGCAGTATTAGGACAATTCGGGTTGAAGGCTACCCAGATGTATGATTTCTATGGGTCAAGGATTTCCGGTATCAACTATGTGACCAATGCTTTGCAAGTAGGTGCGAATAAATCAATGGCATCGGTTAATAACATTCAGGAATCACTCCAATATTTTGGATTCACCGCAGCAAGGGTTAATATGACCTTAGAGGAATCGGTAGCATTGATAGGTCAAATGGCGGCCTCTGGTATTAAAGGTTCTGCTGCAGGTACTGGTCTTAACAACTTATTAGGTCAATTAACAGGTGCCATAGGAAGCTTTGCCGGACCAAAGAAGAAGGCTGCCCTTGCTAAACTCGGACTCACTTCTGAGTATGCAATCGAAAAACTGAATGCCGGAAAGACCTATGAGCTCTTGCAAGATATCGCTGCCCTATCTTCTAAACTAAACCTAGCCGAACAGATTGATGTGGGTAGAGCCCTATTCAATATCCGGGGTGATAGAGGACAGGTGGCACCATTCCTTGATCTGATTAAGGGAGTTGCCAAAACCAGGGGAGACCTAGATGTAGAGAAACTCCGCAGGGATATTATTGAAGGCATCAAGAATGATGAACTCAAGAAGCAAGCAGCCAAAATGACCGACGACCTCTTTACTGATCTAAAGAGATTCGTTGCTCAGCTCGATGTGTTAAAGAATACATTTGTAAAGGTAGCAGGACCCACTCTACGATTGATGGCTCAATTTGCAACGGCTGCCGTGAAAGGAGTTACATGGTTATTGGATAGTCCGATAGGAAAGGTATTCGGAAGTCTGGTTGCGGTAGCTGCTCCATTGGTAGCTATATTCTTTGGATTCAAGGCTGTGATGATTTCTGCTGCCTTTGCAGTAAGAACGTTCACCAATTCAGTATTGATGAGTGCTATGACCAATGGATATGGTTCCAAGGCCTCATGGCTATCCACCCTAACCGGAGGAGTATTGGGGGGTGCTGGAAAGAGCTCAATTAGATCAGGAAGTTTTGTTCAGGGAGCTTCAGGTAAATGGAGACTTGCTCCCGGACATGCTCCGATATTAAACCCCGCAACCGGCAAGATGATTAAGCCTGGACAATTTGTACCAACTTCAATGGTAAATGCAGTGGCAAAAGGAACCGGATGGTTACCCTCAATTGGTAAGGGAATCGGAAGATGGTTACCCATATTAGGACCCATACTCTTGGGAGTAGAGGCCATCAGGGTACTTCTCGGGGATTCCATTGCAGAACAAGAAAGACAAGGTAAGCTAATAACCAACCTTGAGTGGCAAAGGGAAATGTTCAGGAATATGGTTAATGACCCTAATATGAGGCCCACTGGATATAATCCATACACTAAGACCCCGGCCAATATCAATATCCATATTGATGGCGAGAAGGTAGGAGAGGCCAAGGTGGATGATATAAACAATGTTCAAAACCAATTACCATTTACATTTAAAAGATAATGCCAGACCCAATAATTAACGACACGGTGATTAATAGGGATATTAATTACACCGAAGACCGGGATATGTTAGGGGCCATGAATGGTAATCAAAGGCCCTTTCAACCCTTCATCTACGACCTGGTAACAAAGGAAAAATTGTTCTTTCAAACTATACCGTATGAAATGTCAGAGGAGTCCGATTCTCAGTTTGTTGCCGTTGCTATTCCTGGCCGTAATAACCCTCATTATCAATTCACCGGAAGTGAGGACACTATTAAGTTTACCCTTTCATTTTATTCTGACCATGCTAGCCGAGAGGATGTTATAAGAAAGGTAAGATGGCTCCAGGCACTGACCAAGAATAATGGATATAATGAACCACCCCATCAGGTAATGTTATGCTGGGGTATTTTATTTTCCACATCGGTATTCTTAGTAACGGATGTATTACCCAGGCATTCCCAATTCAATAGGGAATACGCTATGTTACCTATGCTTGCCTCGGTAGAAATAACATTGAAAAGGGTAACAGAAGCTAATAGAACCCGTCAAAATATTTTGAGACATGATACTTGATATTCAGAGTACCCATCTTAGGGAAGATAACCCATACTCCACAGGTACCATCATCGACTTCGGTGATGGTGAATTTCTGTTGGAGAGGGAACCTATTGAGTATACTCGATCAACTAAGGATAGATATTATACCACTATACAGGGTGAGAGACTGCATGATGTGGCCTTTGCTGCCTGGAAGAACTCGAGAGAATATTGGGTACTGATGGATGTCAATGATATTGCCTTTCCATTTGAACTTGAAAGGGGAAGTACCTTACTAGTACCAGACTTAGAAAGAATTAAACTCGGAAATTTATGAAACGTAATCCAGGCTCGGGATATGCGGATGCTGTATTTATCCGGGTCTACAAGAACGAAGAGGATTTGGAACCTCAGGGTATACGGATTAAAAGGATTAGGTATACTCACTCGGAGGATGAAGATGAGGCATGTGAAATTGAAATAGAGACCGATGATCGAAACCTACCATCACAAATCTTCCTTCAAGAGAAGGCTATATGGACCTTGGTATGGGGTTACTTAGGGGGTGATGTAAGGAAAAGGAAAGTTATATTGGAGGACGTGAACTGGAAATATGCCAATACTATTACTGCCTCCATTAGGGCTACCGAGCTTGGGGCTATTCTTAAGAAACAACATTCAAAGAAGGTATATACTAATACTAACCTTTTGGATGTAGCCCAAGATGCTGCTGAGACCAATGGATTAAACCTGGTATTGGACCTCGATCTATTTCCTGAACGTATTAAGGATAAACCCAACTTCATTATTGATGATGTCCAATTGAATGCCAAAGGAACTACCACTCCGGTAAGAGAACCCCTTAAGCGGGAATTTGAAAGAAAGAGGGTTTTGGAGTCCATGCAAAAAAGGCAAAGACTTACCCAAGCGGAGAAGCAAGCCTTAAGAAAATATAACGCTATCAATAAACAATTAGCCCAAGAGATAGCAAAGAGAACCTCCATGACTCCTTTACCTTCTGACCCCGAGGAGGCAAGAAAACTAATATTCGGTAGCCAAAAGGATAATCCATTTACCGGATTCAAACAATACGAAGCGGTAGCACAGGCGGGTAAAAGTACCAGACAGGTCATAGATGAATTAGCCGCGAAGGAACCAGGAGGCCCAGTTGTGGTGGAGACTCGGGACGATAAATTGATCGTAAGGAAAAGAAACTTCGGCCTTAAACCCTATAGAACATTCGAGTTCGGTGGAGATACTTCAGAGCTCCTGGAGTTTACCCCGGAATCCAAAAACAAATCTAATGCCTCAGTAGCCTATGATTATGAGGGTTGGGATAAAACTAATAAGACCTTCCACCAAGGAACCGCAAATGGAATCACCACCAATCCCGATAATGACCCCGTATTAGGAGCAGCCCTACAATTCAAACAGAACGTAGAAGAACTCAAGAAGCTCGGAGATAAATCAGTATATGGAATCAAAGACCCTAATGACCCTAAAGGTCCAGTGGGAGTTCCATTCATCAAAGGTCAATTAGCTCAAACCAATCAGAGCATTTTATTCAGTAGTCCAAATACCCCGATCAATGACAACCCGATGAGGCCTACTCAATTCATTGCTCCGGCCTTAATAAACCTAGACGAAGAAAATAAACATATTGATAATCTACTGAATCCTAAAGTTCCTAATCCTGAGGCAACGGATGCGGAGTCTAGTTTCGCGAAAGCGGAGAATCTTAGGAGTCAAGGGGAATTAGAAAAGAATCCCGCTACTGCAAGGATAATAGGCGACCCAAATATTGAGGTAGGAATGATAATCACGATTATTCATGTGGCAAAGAAACACATGGGTAACTATTATGTTTCTAAGGTATCAGAGGAGTTGGATTCAACCGGGGGGTATATAACCACATTGGAAATGTTTAGGCATGGTCATAATATACCTATACCTAATGTAACCATCCCAGCCGAAGTTGCCGGTAAACAAAACAACAAACTCTTGGGAGATACCGCATCCGATGGTAAAAAAGTAAAAATCAACGTAGTAAAAAACTAACATGAGAGGCAATAAAAACCCATTTGTATCTTTCATTAAGGACTTATCTGAGGAAGGTCTTGAGGGAATGGGTAAATTCTATTCCTCTTATAGGGCCTTTGTTGCAAATAGAGAAGACCCCTTAAGGTTAGGTCGAGTTCAATTAATCATACCCGAGATAACAGGTAATCAGGTATTTCCTATATGGGCTTTTCCCAAAGGTAATTTCGCCGGACCAGGATATGGAGTTCAATGTATTCCACAACAAAAGGATTTAGTATGGGTAGAATTTGAACACGGGAATCCCAATGTACCAATATGGAGTCATGGGTATAGAGGTAACGGAGAAGTACCACAAGACGAAGAAGCTAAAGACTACAACAATCATTGGTTCATAACACCCGGAGGACATAAGATATACCTGAACGACACCTCGCAGTCTATTAAGATAGAGAGGGCGGGTGGGGACATCATAGAAATGAACAGTGAATCTGTATCTATCATTACCAATAAAAAGATTATACACGGGGCCAGAGATAATGCCAAATATTCTCATGTGCTGGGTGAAGAACTTAAATCAACCCTAGATGATTTGATAGAGGCGGTGAATAAGATAGGGTCGGCTCTTCAATTAGATGTTACTGCCTCGGCATCAAGCACCTTCCTAATGAAGGTAAATCTTGCTGCTCAAATGCCTACCGCAATAACCAAAATTAAATCGGCTATATCGAAGGTTCAGAAAATTTTATCAACCCAAGTTAAACTTGAAAAATAATGCCATTCCAACAAGAACCCATAAAGAACTTTATAGGCAGGGGAATGACATTCCCGCTTAAATTAAATAAGGGTAGAGTTCAGGTCGACACAGGCTTTGAACTATTGCAAGCCTCCATTACAACTATACTTACCTGGGCATTCGGAACCAGATTCTTCCTGAATCAATTTGGTTCACAACTGGAAGAACTTCTGGAAGAACCGAACGATCAGGTATTTGAAGCGGTATTAAGACATTACGTGGTTGATGCCTTGGCGGTATGGGAGAGAAGGGTAGACGTGGTTGGATTTGAAATCCTAAGGCCAAGACCCGAGGCTATCCATTTAAGAATCAAATGCCGAGTTAGAAACTCTCAAAGTGAGTTCTCTTTTGTATTTCCTTTCTACGACAAAATCATTTATTAAGCCATGAAATTAACCCAATCTTGGATAGGCTGGATTGACCGGAGCTATGAACAAATCAAGGCCTCTGTACTCAGGAGATTAACCCAGAAAGCCCCGGAGATATCTGACCATAGTGAATCGAACTTACTTATAATCATCCTTTCCTTCATTGCAGGGATAGCTGAAGGCCTCCACCTCTACATAGACAATATGCGGAGAGAGGCCTACATCGGTGTTGCAAGGCAATTCAAATCGGTAATTCGGTTATCTAAATTAATAGACTACACCATCAAGGCCAAATGGTATGCTTCGGTAGATTTAGTATTTACCCTTACCGATGCTCAGGGAAATGTAAAAACCTATAATGGTGGAAACATATTAATTCCCAAGGGTACCATTGTTCAATCCATTTCGGGAGTAAGGGTAAAGACCCTATTAGATACATACCTCATTGCTAAGAACTCCTCGGTAATAATCACGGCAGTTCAATATGATGAAGTAGTGAATGAGGACATAGGAACCACAAATGGAAATCCTGGGCAGGCCATTCTGTTATCCGACGACTATGTTCACAATTCTCTAACCCTATTTATAGATGGGGAATTTTGGACCCTGTACTCATCCTTTGCTATCATGGGGCCAAATACAAAAGGATTCGTTACCTTCATAGATGAGGACCTGAAAGCCTATGCTCAATTTGGGGATGGTACAAATGGAAAGATACCTACCTCTGGAAAACAAATCCTAGCCTCATATAAGATCACGGAAGGAGCTTCAGGAAATCAACCTCCCAATACCTATACTCAGTTGATGTCAGCTATATCCATGCCCGATAACTCCTTACAATTCAGGGTTAGCCATGCCGGATATGCTTCTGCCGGAACCGACTTTGAAAACATAGAGGACGTTAGAAGGAATGCCCCAAGATCATTAAGAACTCTTGAACGGGCCGTAACCTATCAGGATTATAAGGATGTAACCATGCTACAACCCGGAGTAGGTTCAGCAGAGGTAAGATATTGCTGCGGTAAATTCATTGATGTATTCATCGTACCCAAGAGCAAAGGAACCGCAACATCAGCCCTAACTTCGGTAACTCAGGACACCCTGAATTGTAAGAAGATGATAACCACTCAGGTAAAGGTTCTTCCATCTGGCCTTTCCCGAGTTTGGATAAAGGCAAAAATCTATGCGAAACCGCTCTTTGATTCCACCCAATGTCTTATTGACGTATTGAATGCCTTGGATGCTGAGCACGGATTCGAGGCATCGCAAATCAACAAGAACGTGGTAATATCCGATATTGTTACCACAATCGAGTTAGTGAACTCGGTAGACAGGGTGGAATTAGAAGAGGTAAGAATCGAACCATACGTAAGGAACCTTGACCAATATGTTACCCCTTTAAACATAACCTTTAATTCTATACCCAAATCAGATACCAATGCCCATATAAATTATAAGATCGTTTATGTGGGTGGAACATTCCAAATCTATAAGGGCTCATATTTGGTATCAACCATTTCACCGGGCCAATCTTACCAAGACAATTCAGTAGGAATAACCCTGAAATCCGGAGCATATTCAAATGGGCAAACCTGGGAGTTCATTGCCTTCCCGGGTTATCCAAAGATATTCCCTGCTACCCTGATTGAGGTTAAAGACTATACCTTACCTATGATAGACATTGGCCCAGTAGTAGACCCGGTAATACCCAGAACCATATTCGGGGATATTCAAGTAATTGGACAAACTATTCAAACCTCTTGCTTACCACCCTGTAATTAATAATCATGGCATTTACATTTAAAGGATTCATTTGGGACCTCTTTATGAAGGGGTCCTACCGTTATAAGGAACTAGATACCAATAAGGACATTAATGGCAAGGGTACTTTTGAAAGGTATATCAATACTATTGAGGATGAGATAGACGAAGAAATATACCCATACATCAGGGACTTCATGGACATCTTTGATACCCTGACTGTTGATTCAAAATACCTACCTTACATATCTTACTTCCTGGGTGAACCCCCATCAGCAAACGGAGACACAGACATCTATCGAAAAATCCTGGCCTACGCAGTTAGGATTTATAAGATCAAAGGAACCTTGGAATCATACCAACTCCTTTTCAACCTATATGGATTAACGGTAGATATTGTAGAAGCAATGCCAAGGAAGGGGGCTACCTATGATATGGTTTCGGTTATCTATGATGATAACTGGACTTACGATCAGAACTGTGAACATTGCACCTGTTATTATATTTACTACAAACCCATAGATCAGGCTCATAACCAATTAAATGTTGATCTGGCTATACCCCTTGAAATCATAAATCTAATAAACCGGATTGTTTGCTTTATCCAACCCATCAATGCTAAGCTCTGCGGCATCCATAGGATGATTACCTTTGAAGATACCTTGGAACTTAATATGGAAGATGATGCTAACCTAACCTTAACCGAAAGAATCCAATATGTAAATCTTTTGGCTCCTCTGGTAGGAACCCCGGTGGCTGAGGATATAATAGATGCTTATGAATTAGGGGCAGGGAACTGGGACGATGATCTTGACCAGATTCTTTCAGACCTTCAAGATATAGGGGCTGCGAATGCTATTAGATTCTATGTAGCGAACCCGGATGGAAGCGTAACCCTATCTGATTGGCTATATGGAGTTCCTATTGCGGACGTTTCTAGTCTATCTAATTTCATTAGAAAATGGTTCACATTAAATTGTGAAGATTCCACACTACAGGAAGCCGGAGATTACCTATATCCTATTCATCCTGACGGAGATCAATACTTTACTTCTGCTATAAACCCAGATGCCCTGGTATCACAGGTTAGGAGCTTGGTAGATTTCGATACACTCCTACCTTTGGATGGATGCCCGGCTCCTCAATATCCTATCGGAGTATATGGCTCAGATGATACTACGATAGGAATAGCGGAAGATGCAGACCACTTTGCTCAGATATGGAACTCCTATGCACCCAATAAGGAATTTGGTTTTATCGAACATCTATCAGGTTGTAACTTCAGACTTTGGAGACGCAGTGATGAGGATGATAATTTACCCTCTATGTATCTTAAGGCCAAATTATTGACTACGGGACCGGACGGAGATTTCAATGAGGACTTCACGATTCAACCAGGCGGTGACTTCTATTAAAAAATAAAACTCCATGATAAGTCTTTTCAAAACAAAAATGAGAGGTAAGGTTACGATTAGAGTGGGAAGGAACGAAAGAATAGTAATCAACCAAAAAAGAAATACCATTGCTGGACATGCCAAAGAGATAGCAGCAAAGAGATTGATTCAACATGCCAGCTCAGTTATTGATAGGATTAACTTCTTTCAGGGAGGTACCTTATTGCATAGTGCACCTATAACTGAAACTTCAATTCTTGCTGCTCAACAGGTACAATTGGATGCCAGTGTAGCTGCAGACGCCTTCAATGGTACCTTTGATAAAGTAGCTTTAGTTGCTACCGGGATTGGTAACTTTGCAGAACTCACTGGACTAAGTGTAACCAAAACCGATGTTGAACCTCTTTTAATAACCTGGACTGTAAAAGTAATTTAATATGGCACAACTCAGATTGAGAGATTACCAAGAACCCCTTGGAAGCTTTGAACATAACATAATGAATCTGGGCATGCATAGCCCCGGAAGGTACCGGGGATTTGACACGATTCAAATGACCGGGACATTGTCATTCACGTTAGCCCATAATAAAGGGATAATCTATAAAGACCCGAATGGAGTAAACAATGGCCCTGCGGGGGTATACGTAACTCCCCAAGGTACAGTTATAATGGAGACAACCTCCTTACCTGGTTTTGCTGTGGATTCAAATGCCGGAAATACCTCAGATAGATATGATCTTCTGGTAGCGGAACATCAATACCTAGAAAACCCGGGAGGTAATACTGCGGTATATTCAATCATCAAAGGGCCAATAGGTTCAACTGCTTTACCCGCATTAGGCAGTCCTTACCAGGTAATACTGGGTATAATAAAGGTAAAGAAACTAGGAATCAACCCATTTGAACTCGGAGAGGATAACCTAATAGAATGGATACCCGCTAAATGCCCGGACTCCGGAGACGGCAAAGATGCCCGCCTTGATGAAACCAATGTCTACGAGAAACTTCAACAATTCAAGGCTACTGATTGGGCGATGGCAAATGTGGGGGAGCCTTCGGATTGCTACACATTGCCAAACTCTGGAAATTCCCTTCGTATTGGAGGGACGAACACCGAAGGCTATAGGAAGATGAAAGGCTGGAGGTTTAATGACATTGGCCCTTCACAGGCAGGAACAGAGATCGCAATGTATGTAGATAAGAACCTACATCTAATACAAGGTACAATATCCAATGAGGCCATTGCATTAGGGTATAGACCCATCTTCATCCCCTTTATATTAAGGACGGGAACTGTGGATGGCCTACCCTCTTGCTCCTTTGATAGAAACAAACCGGCCATCATCCGGTTCATAAAGTTCTCTGATACCTGGTTCCTAGAGAGTGTACAAAGATTCGGTGGAGTAATAGAGGGTACAGATGAGGATGCAAACATACCCGATGATAACTTCAAGATTCATTACTCAGGGTCTTGGTACCTGGGAGATAAACCCGATACAACCGATCAATTAGTAACCGTAACCTTTGACCTATTAACCAACCCAGCTTGGAGCCCATTCCCTTCAAATGTTACCGATGCTCTACAAATAAATATCATAGGTAATATCAGGTCAGTGGGAACCGATTGGAATAAGGATAATGATGTAGTATTCGCCATACGTGAAAAATCCCTCACCGGCTTTAAATTGGCCTTGAGGGAAGTTTCATCAAACGTTCAGAATCTATGGTTTGATTTTATTGTAACGATCAGGGTTTAATTATTCCTGAACTCCATCTTAGCTAATTTGATGGCAAATTTAATTTCGTTACAGAGTAGATCATAAAACCGATAAGATTGAGGGCATAGTTTCAAATCAAAATACCGAAGAATAATATCTGCCGGAATTTTGTGAATTGAATCTATGCCCTTTTTCTTTAGTTTGCGGAGAATGTAAGGGGGCGGGTTCATTTGTAAATCCCATAAGATATAGGCATCGTCTGATAGGGTTTTCCTCATGAAATCTTTGAGGACTTTCGAGTAATGATCTTTCAGGTCCTCGTCATGATCGGGTAAATCATGGAGGTCAACATCATACTCAAGGATAGATTGTGAGAACTGCACGGTGTAGGCTTTTCGGAGGATGCGACATTTAAAGCATTTCATGGCATTGATCGTCATACCTAATAAGATGTCCGGAGAATACCTCTTATGGTATTTTTGAAAAACAAACAAAATTTTTACATCGAACCATGAAAGGACCTCTTCACGATCAACTCCGAATCGTCGTGAATCAATTTGTGAAGCCAGCTTTCTTTTGAGGGGAGTAACAGATGTGTAGATTTTGTTGAAGAGCCCTGAGTCATAAGACTCCATTACCTTTAGCCGATTTTCTTCCATAAAACTAATATGGGTTTTGGGTGATGAATGAAAAATTAGAATAGGAATCGAATATATAATTATTGGAATCAGATAATCAAATTTATTTTGAACCAATAAGGACTTCTATTTAGACGGATATGGACTATATTATTAAAATGTGAATAAAGCGGTGGATAAATGGAAAAATTTGAATTTGACCACGAGTTTCAAGAGGTAATTTTACAATACACGGTAACGGATAGGCGGGGTTATAAGGCCCTTCAATTATATAAGGACACCTACTTCGACTTAATGACCCATGCTGCTGTAGCCTTTGCCTTAAGGAAATATTACAAGAAACACAAGAGAGTGCCTGACAAACCTTTTCTCAAGGAATTTGTCAGGCATCTTTATCAGAGCCTGTCAAGCTTTCAGAAGTTTACCAAGGATGAAAAGAAAGAGATCAATGAGCTCATAGAAAGAATCTACTCAGGGCCTACTCAGGGTGGGGATGAGATCATGGATAAGGTTAGGAAGTTCGCACAGTTTGTAAACTTTAAATCAAAGCTCGAAACCATAGATGTCCTGGACTATGATAGTTATGACAAGGCAGTAAATGAATTGAAGGCCGCATTAAATATTGGGCGGGAGAGTGAAACCGAATATGGTACATTCGTAATTGATGGTATAAAGGATAGAGCTCATAAGAGAGATTTATATAGGCAGATATATGAGACTCCATTTAAACAATTAAACCATCTATTGAATGGTGGAGGATTAACCCCACATGCCTTGGTGATGCTGATAGGTGAGGCTAAGAGATTTAAGACGGGATTCCTTTTGAACCTTTGCAAATATTATATGCGAAGGAAAAAGAAGATCATCTACTTCGACTATGAAAATGCCGAGGAAGCCCTAACCATAAGATCAGAACAATCAATCATAGGGGCCACACAAGATGATATTGCTGCGGGTGTATTGGATGATAGGCTCCTAAAGTTATTCAGGAAATACAAAAGACTCGGGGCTGAATTGGTTATCAAGAGACTCCCGGCATACACAACCTCTACTGCGGACTGTCAGGCATATATAGATATGCTAAGAACCGATAAAGGAATTACCTTTGATATTGCCATCTTCGATTACCCAGATATCATGGCCTCCATGTCAGGGGAGAAAGAAGAAACCAAAAGAATATCTGAGGTATACCTGGATATAAAAAATTTCCTTGCATACAATAAGATGGAATGTGGTTGGGTTCCATCACATACTAAGGCAACACCCCAGGCTCAGAAACATCGAGCAACCCGATATACTCAATATGATATTGCCAAAGCGATAGATAAGATAAGGCACGTTGACCTTGCGTTAGGCCTACAGGAATCACCCGAAGAAATAGATGCTAACATATTGAGGCTGGAGGTTGTAGAGGTGCGTAATGGTAAGAAAGGAAAAGCCCTATTCTGGATTGAATGGGATAAACAACGAACCCGTGAATTTGCTAAGGCCGAGATAAAAGATTATAACGATCAGTTCAGAATATCATACGACGAAGAACACGAACACAGAGAACCCCCTAAACGAAAACCCAAGAAGGACGATTTGTAATGAGGCAATTTAATAAATCCATACAATCAAAACTCTTTAATTACTTTACCCAAAAAATCAGGCTCAAACCCTCTACCAAAGGATGGTACCGGGGAGATTGCATATACTGTGATGGTAAATATTCTATGGGTGTACACTTTCATGAAACCCGATTAAAATGTTTTAAATGCGGTATAAAGGTAACTGCATTTGAGGCTATCATGGAATTAGAGAACCTGGACAATATTAATCAGGTCAAATCCCTACTGAGCCTTAAGGACGACTTTGAACAATTTGAAAGGATAAACCGAATAGAGCCAAGGGATGTTAAACCCATTGCTCTACCCGATGATTACCACTCTATCCTGACTGGGACAAATATATTTGCAAAGGGAGCCAGGAATTATTTAAAGAATCGAGGCTTCGATGTAGAAGAATTAGGTATGAGGGGAGTTGGATATTGTGATGATGGCCCATATCAAGGTTATATTATCTTCCCCTTTTACAAGAAGGGGGAGTTGGTTTTTTTCCAGGGTAGATATTTTATACCCATAGGACCCAAGATGAAGAACCCACCCGAAGAAGAATTTGGTATAGGTAAGACCCAGGTAATGTATAATGAGGATGCTCTGTTTATGTATAGGAAGATCAGGGTAGTTGAATCCATAACCAATAGCCTTACCCTTGGAGACACCTCCATTGCAACCCTAGGAAAAGCTATATCCTCATGGCAATACAATATGATTTTGAAAAGCCCGGTAGAGAGAATCCATATCCTACTTGACCCTGATGCCTATATGGAAGCATTGGAATTTGCTATGTCTATCGTCCATTATAAGAAGGTAAAGGTAATCAAATTACCAGAGGATAAGGATGTTAATGACATAGGTAAGGGGTCTACTATTATGATAGAGAAGGAAACTCCATATCAAAATTACCAGGACCTTTTCAGAATAAGATTAAACCTAAAAAATGAGGGACCCAAGCATTCACCTAACGGAATCAGATTTAATTCTAGTTTTGAATGAAGCATTTAAAGGAATTTCCCCTATTAAATGGAATCAAGAGAAACTTGCGAAGAAAATCGTTGCCCTGAGCAAAAGAAAATCTCGTCCGAACAGGATGATATATGTTAGCAATGATAAATTGCAAAGAACCGCAACCAAGATAGTTAAAACCGGTATATCAGAGACCGAACTATTCTCACAGATACTTACCTATGAGAGAAAGAGGATGAGGCACAGAGGTATAAGGGTTTCAAAGATAGGAGACCCCGATTGGTTACAGGTTAAAGAGGCAGCATCCTTAGCCGCAGACTTCTGCAATGAATTTGAACTCGAAAAGAAAGAAGGCTTCATTGAGTATGTTAGACAGGGTCTATCCATGATGAAGAATTACTCCATACAGAAATTTAAAACCCTACACGGACCCATCTGCAAAAAATATGAGTGCATCCAAGAACTCCAACTTGACCCCACCCCCCATAAGACCGAAGAGATGTTTACCCTATACTACAACACGGTCAATGAGAAGGCAGGATTCTGCCCCAACTACAAAGAACAACCCGAAAAATATATAGGATTCAAAAGAGCAGTCGATACTGCCAAAGAACTCAATACATCAATCAAACTATATTTGAGAGCCCAATTCTATTCCCTTGAATGGGCATCAGGAATCCCGGACCCGTTAAGCTTATATGGAAACCTTGCCAAGGAGAGAGTAACCAAGTATGCCTTTGAAAATGGAATAAAGATAAGGGAAGAAAAGAAGGTAAACCTCAAAAAAATTAGGAGGGTTAAATATGATAAGGATTCTGATAGATAACAACAAGAGCCGAATATTGGGTGATCGTATTCTGGTAGAGGAACTGGCAGATAGAACCAAGGTCCGGGTAAAGAATGCATGGTTCGCAATGAGAAATGGTTGGGATGGATTCGTAAGATATGTGAGTACCGAAACCGGAAGTTTCTCTACCGGATTATTACCCATGATATTAGACATTCTTAAAAAGGAAAAAATATCCTATGAGCTTGAGGATAAGAGGGCACCCTTTAAGGACATGCACGAGGTAACTAAGGTAGGAGATCTTACCCTGAGAGATTATCAACAGGCAGCTCTCCATGCGGTATTGAATAACAAGGTAAAGGGGTTTAGATTCCAGAGAGGAATCCTACATGAGGCCACCAATGCAGGGAAGAACCTGATTGCTGCTGCGATATTCCAGAGCTTCTCAAAGAAACGAAAGGGCCTCTTCCTAATAGATGAAAAGGAAATATTCGATCAGGCTGTGGAAGAATTAACAGAGCTTATGGGAGACGAGGTCGGGTATATATCCTCAAAGAAAACCATGATAAGGAGAATCAATGTCTGCATGATTCCTACTCTGAACTCCCGAATATCCAGAGACCCCAAATTAAAGGCCCTATTAGCCCAACAGGATATAGTTATATATGATGAGGTAGATAAATCTGCAAACGGTAGGGGTAAAAGAATATTGGGCTTCTGTTATAATGCAACCGTTAGAATAGGATTATCTGGAACCCCATTCATGAGTAAGGATAAGGTAGCAAATCAAAACCTCCTTGCCTACTTCGGTCCGGTCCTTCATAAGATGAGCAATAGGGAAATGGTCGCTGAAGATCATTCCACTGAACCGGATATAAGATTCTATATGGGTAACAAACTTAGGATTGATGACTACCAAGAGGAATACCAAAAGGGAATCATTGATAATAAGGCCAGGCATAAGAAGATATGGAAGCTGGTAATGAAATTTAAAAGGCACATGCCCTGTCTAATAATGTTTAAAAACCATGCTCATGGCAGAAACCTACTCAAAGCTTGCCCTGAACAAATCCGGGAAACTTATAAGGTTGAGATGGTACATGGTCAGACCCCTAACCGCAAACAAATTCTGGCAGATTTTAAAGAGGGTAGGATTGATATACTTATTTGTTCAATGATCGTCCGTAGGGGTAAGAACATAAAGAAAACCCGGATGATGATTAATGCAGCAGGTGGAGATTCAGTTGCCAATGTACTTCAACTCCTAGGCAGGTTATTAAGAAAGGACGATGATAAGAAAAAGGTAATGTTCCTAGACTTCTATGATTATGGAGAGTACCTTCAAAGGCATTCAAAACATAGGTTGATTGCCTTGAAGAATGAGAAGTTTGAGGTTCCAGTTAAGGAATTATATAAGGGTAAATTAAAGACTATAATTAAATATGAAAGAGAAAAGAGAACCCAGAAAAGACCTCGTTAAAAAGGTAGATATGTTTGCACCTCTTAACATTGAGATATTGGGTAGTGCAAATGACCCTTGCTTCGGAAAGTTATTTAACCCGGGGGCAGAGGAATGCCAGAGATGTGGGGATTCAGAAATCTGCTCAGCGGTAATGGGACAAGCAAGTCATATCCAAAGAGCCCAGATCGAAAGCAAAAGCAATTTCAAAGACCTTGAGGAAGATAAGATACCGGACCTGGATAAGGCAGAAATGAAGAAGAAGATTAAATCGAGGTTCAGGGAGGTAATCAAATTATCACCCAAAGGAATATCCGAAGAAAGATTAATTGCTGATGTGCATGCCACCTTCTCTACCCAAGGATTTTCAAAACCCAAACTAAAAAAGATATTGGATGCTTTAACCTCCAAGACCAATAAATTTACCTTCAACCCTAAAACCCAAATCTATTCATGGAAAAGATGATGCAGCTCCAGAAAGAACTTCTGGAGCATTACATTCGTATAGAGGGTATGCCTATGTACCCTGTAGACCCCACCTCAAAGGAAGGCAGAGCTCTTTTGAGGGACTTTGCTTATAGGATAACCGATGAATTGGTAGAGGCATCAAATCACATTGCTGCCATCTACGAAAGCCTTGCATCCAACCAACAGATGCAAGCCCGTCAGGAACTCAGACATTTTAATGAAGAGCTCGGAGATTGGTGGCACTTCCTTTTGGAGTTCATTGTATTTGCGGATATAAATGAAAGCCAACTAGAGGGCCTAGTATACCAAGCTGCCCAGGAAGAAATCGGAGGCTTTGAGTATGAGGAATCAGAATGCCACCTGGATAATATGTTTGCGATTGCCGATCTAGTATGCCTTAGAGCCGGTCTAAGAGAGGATAGGAGAAACAAATTTAATATAGGTAAGGCAAACCTAGAGGATTGGGGAGCTGCAACATTAGGACCCCGAACCATTGAGTTATTCTATATGGGTTCATGGAATGCCACAGAAAATCTATTCAAGGCTATTCATGATCTTAAACATAAGCCCTGGGCTCAGACAGATACCAAGGCAAACCTCGCCGGATTCCTTTCACATACCGGAAGATTCTTTCTTTCGGTAATGCAACTCATGGTAATAATAGGAAAGACCCCTATGAGTATTAAGGAATCCTATTTCCTAACAAACAAGAAGAACCAAAACCGTATAAAATCAGGCTATTAATATGAAACATCCTACACCAAGTGTTTTCCATTTCAAAGACATGACCGATGCATGGCACGGTATGCATGATTATATGTTTAACAACGAAAAGACCATAAGGGAGCGGGGTGGAAACATCTATGGGTCTGAGTTGGTTACATTGGATAATGTAATATACATAGACAAGGCAACCATCGACCCGGAATTTAACTTCGGAAAGATTCTGGGTTACAAGATGAAGAAATGGAGTAAGCTAATTAACAACTACCTAAACTTCAATTACCTTGACCCCATCAAGCATGAGGTAATAGAAAGGGAAATCAAAAGGGGTAACAGTTACAATTTCGTTTACCGATTCGATAACTCCCATGGCTCAGGCAAAGACTGCCTTATATCCCTTACATTCTCTAAAAGGAAAGGAGATAGAGAACCCACTCTGATCTTCACATCAAGAGCCTCGGAATGGACCAAGAGGGTAGCCTTTGATTTCCTATTGATTCAAAGGATTGCTGAGTATGTATATGGGGACCGTGATGTTAAACTGATATGTTGGTTACCCTTCATCTTCATGAACCTCGAATGTTCACTAATGTATGTAGCAGAATATGGCAAAAAGGTTATCAAAAAAGACAGCGAGGGTAACTATAGCCCTTTCCAAGCAAGGCTCGTCAAGAAATTCAAACTCTACCAGGAGATTGATACCGAAACAATCAAGTACAAGGTTCATCAGCGAGCCGCTATGCAGGTTCAAAGAGACAAGAAAACCGGAAGACCTATCGCTAATTGCCCAGATCTCTTTGCAAAAGAAATGGACCTCTACTCCTCAAACAAATACTCCCGCACCGACCTTCCGGGAGCTGTGTCGGATGGTAGTCGAGCTGGAAGACCGCCAAAGGATGATTCAGTTACAGGCCTCCAGGTATACAAGGAGATTAAGAAAACTATTATCAAGGCCAAGGATGATAAGAAAAAATTACAAAACGCTATGGTGGCTCTGGGAGCCAAGAACGATTACTTCTGGCCGAAGGAATGGGACACTATTGCCTTCAAAAGAATTTGCAGAGCAGGAAATGAAAGATGGCATAAGAAAGCCTTAAAACTTATAACCAAGTATATCTAATAATAAAACACCATGATATTCAGAAGTTTCAGAGGGGCTATTGAATGGGCCTTTCAAGATTTAAAGGTGCAGGGTCAACCGATCAGGATTACGAATTGGCAGGGTATGTCTATCAATGAGGAAATGATAGAAACCTATAATCTTAACCTCGAAGTTATGCACATACCCACCAATTTGATTGACCTTCAAAACCAAATCCAACCCGACCTTCCCTGGGCAGATAACCATTTTGAGGAAAGGGTATCAAGGAAACCCCTTAACCCGGGTAATGAATACCGTAATTGGAAATTCTTTAGGAACAATGCCGAAGATGAAAAATTCCGTAAAGAGGGTGGGAAATTCTCACATACCTATATGGAAAGATACTGGCCTAAGAGGGCTGGGCATAGGGAGTTAGTTACCTCAGGAGGAACTTTTTTCGGTATAAGATATGATTATGGAGACCTTGATGATGTGATTAACCTATTACTCGATGAACCCTATACAAGGCAAGCATATCTCCCGGTATGGTTCCCCGAAGATACGGGGGCCGTATCAAAACAAAGAGTACCCTGCACCTTAGGTTATCTACTCTATTACAGGCAAGAGAAGCTACACATAACCTATTATATTAGAGCCTGTGATGCCTTTAAACATTTCAGGAATGATATATACCTGACGGTAAGATTGCTTCAATGGGTTCTTAATGAACTCTGTATGAGGCAAAGTCATGAATCGAAAATAGATTGGCATAATGTAAAGTTAGGTACCTTCAACATGGTCATTGCTAATTTCCATGTATTCAAAAAAGAAATAAACCTTTTAAAATGAGGCCCTCAAGAGACTCTATAAACCTAGAGATATGCCGGACGATTGCCAAACGATCTGATTGTAGGCGAGGTAAAGTTGGATGCGTTATAACCAAGTCAGGGAGGATTGTGAGCACTGGGTATAATGGAACCATCGGAGAAATCAAATGCGAGGCGGTATGTAATGTACTTAGTGCTTGCCAACATGCTGCTCATGCCGAAGCAAATGCTATATGGTCGGCGGCAAAAGAGGGTATATCTATATTCGGGGCCACCCTGTATTGCACTACATGCCCCTGCTATGAATGTGCAAAAGCTATTGTGCAAGTGGGTATATTAAAGGTAATATATATTGAAGAATATAGAGATACTCGGGGCAAACTATTCCTTATAGATAATGGGATAATCGTTAAAAAATACCTAAGTGATGAGCAAGAGCAGGCTTAAGATTGTCAAGAATAAAAAGATACTTCGGGACCTAATAGCTTATTGTAAACAAACTAAATATTGTTCCTTTGACTTTGAAACCTCAGATACCGAATACATCAACCCGGATAGTTACCCTCTCTGCCTCGGAGTTTCATTTCAACCGGGAATCAGCTATGTTATACCCCTCGCACACAAAGATTCCCCGATTAAGAAGAAAAACCGCTGGTTATACTATCTACGAAAATTTGGAAGAGAGGTACTCGCTGATGCTTCGATTGTTAAAGTCGCTTGGAACCTCAAATTTGAATACAACTGGTGCCTCCGATACAACATTCGACTTAGAGGAAGATTATTTGATGGTATGCTTGCAAAGTATTGCCTTGATGAGGAAAGGCCCCATGATCTTAAATCTCAGGTGGATAGGTTCTTTCCCGAATTTTCGGGTTATGAAGGGTGGAGCGAAGGAATCAAATGGGTAGATAAACCTCTGGATGGTTTGATGAAATATTGCGGTATAGATTCTGATTTAACATTAAGGTTAATGCTTTACTTTGAACCCAAGCTAATCAAGCTGGGGTTCTATCCTTTATTTAGAAACCTACTCATGACCTCTCTGCGGGTATTAGCGGAGTCAGAATACCGGGGAGCCTTGATAGATGAGAATTACCTAAGAGACCTTGTTGAAACCTATAGGAAGAAGATAGAGGAATCGGATAGAAAACTAAGGAGCATACCTGAGGTCGTCAAGTTTGAATCAAGGAAAGTAATTGCACTCAGGAAGCAGATGATAGAGGATGTGAGACTAGAGATTGCCGCTATCGAACGGGAGGATGCCTCCAATGATAGGGAGGAACGATCAAAACTAACTCGAATAAAAAACCGGGAAAAGAAGATCACCAATATAATGGCAGGGGTTTACAACAAAAAGGAATCTGAGAAATTAGGCCCCATCAATTTCGGTTCACCTACCCAATTAATAGACTTCCTATTCAAAAAGAAATATGGGTTAAGATTACCCGTATCAAAATATACCCAGGATAAAAAGACGAAACAAGAAACAGACACCCCCTCCACGGCTGAAGATGTATTGGAAGAACTCAAGAAAAAGGATAAGACCGGATTCATGGAACAACTCCTGGCTCATAGAGGATTAACCAAATTAAACTCAACGTATGTCGAAGGAATGCTCAAGAACCTCGATAGATATGGCCGAGTACACACTTCTTTCTTTCTACATGGGACTGTTACTGGCCGATTATCTTCAAGAGAACCAAACTTACAAAACATACCAAGGGACACAACAGCCTCCGATATTAAACGGATGTTCATACCTCCGCCAGGTTACCTTCTTCTTGAGGTCGATTACTCCCAGGCAGAATTGCGAGTAGTGGCAGAGATGGCAGAGGATGAGGTAATGATAGACATTTTCAAGAAGAACTTTAATATACACGTTGCCACTGCATGCCTTGTTAACTTTGGAAACCTAAAGAAATATGACAAGATTAAAGAGATCATCAAAGACGTTACCCATCCGAAAAATATACACTGGGAGAAAGAAAAGAAAAAGGGTAAGACAGTTAATTTTGGAATCCTCTACGGACAAGGGGCTCCAGCATTGGCAGAAGGTCTCGGTATACCCGTTGAAGAAGCGGAAGAATTTATCAAGGGATGGTTGGATAACTACCCTGGAGTTAAAAAATGGATGCGAAACCAAATTAGGTTCTGTGAGGAGCACGAGTATGTCAAAAATATGTTTGGTAGGAAAAGAAGGCTCCCTGATATTAATTCGGAATACAAGGGATTCAAAAAGAAGGCTGAAAGGGATTGTATCAATGCCCCAATCCAGGGAACCGCTTCAGATTTTGCCCTGCTCTCCCAAGTTATTATTCGGCATGAGATTATGAAAGGTAACCTACCAGTAGATATGCAGCAGGTCTATACGGTACATGATTCAATAGGATATTACATCAGAGCCTCCGATATTCATTGGGTAATTCCTAAGATTATTAAGATATGTGCTAACCCAGACACCAAGAAGTATTTTGGATTCGAGTTAAAGCATGTATGGATGAAGGTATCTCCCGAAGTGGGTAAACATTGGGGTGAACTCAGAGAATACGATGAAAAAGTAAATTACAAAATATGGCAGAAAGAATTGAACAAATCAATGTTAGCAGCCTAAAATTTATTAATAACCTAAAATAAACCGTTATGAAAATTGTACTTGCCGGTTCATCGGGTGCAGGTAAATCAACTCTGGCCAGATGGATTTCTGAAAATTACGATCTACCCTATAAGGAGAACTCCGCTGGGATGATTATGCTACCTTCCGATAAGGAGAACTTAAGGATAAGATATGGGTACAATGGGGATTTAGGACAAGAAGGAGTCCTGAAACTTTGTCAAAAAGACCCCGGCTTTGGATTAGCATTTCAATTAGCCGTATTGAAAGCCCGAGAAGCCCTGGCGGAAAGGGAAAAATTTATATACGACAGATCAGCCTTAGACCCAGCCGTATTCTTCCTTCATCAGGTAGGTGAGAATTGGAATGAAGAAACCAATGTTCAGGTACTCCATGAATGTGCAAAGGTATTATCGAGGTATGATTTGATAATCTACCTACCCTTAATATCCATTGACCGGGAGTTCCATAACATACAAATTGAAAGGGAAGCTAATGGAGGGAGATTTGCCCATAAGTTTTTCCAATGGAAAATAGATCAATTATTCCTGAGTACATATAAATTATTAGTACACATGAATATAATGTATGGTTGGCATCTTCCAATGCCCCCACTATCTGAAATAAGATTTTGGAATTGGCATATAAGAACCAGTCAAGCCGCGGGTCTTATCGAGCGGTTAAAAAATAAAATACCTCAAGGGACTATCTAATAAAGGATGAAAAAATTATTTAAATATAAGGATAGTGCGGTAAATAATATTTCCATTTACTACCAGGGTGAGAAGATTACCTTCTCTCTTTGGGATGAGGTAAAGATCAGTGAGGAAGCAATGGACAAGGAAATAAAAACCCAACCATCCCATTACGGTTTTCTACTCCTACTCCAGAAGAAACTCAATACCCGATTTGAGGATTTGAAACGTAGAAGAAAGAAAGTATATGGCCAACTCCTTGTGAAAGCCAAGGAAATGAAGGTGGGGCCAAGGTTGATGAATGATGATACTGCACGGGCATGGGTGGAATCACATCCGAAATTCAATAAGATCACTAAGCTGTGTATTAAGGCAAAAGACGATGCTGATACCATCTATGCCGCAGTTCAGGCATTCCAACAAAGGAAAGACCTTCTCCAAACCCTAAGTTCTAACCGAAGAAAAGAAGTCTAATGATACAACTCGAAAAAATAGTAGAGGTAGTAGTGCACCCTCACCAAAAAAGGAAAGAGGATGTCCCCGAAATGGTAGGTTCAATGGGAATACATTATCTGGTATTCAGAAGTTCACTCCATGACCTAAAGGAATGGTTTAAGACTGAGGCCGGGAGATTGATTGAGAAACACATGGTCTCTGGGGTAAGCGAGGTAATATATGAATCATCTACTGGGGGTAGAGTAGTAAGAACCTATGCGAAGGGAAGCACTATACTAAGGAAGGAATCAACCCGAGGGGGAGTGGCTCCATCAAAGAATCAAAAATCATCATTCATTTAAACCAAATAACATGGCTAAATTAAGCATGAAAGAAAGGTTGCTAGAGAAGCAACGTAAGTTAAGAGAAAAACGAGGCGGGCTATGGAGAACCATTAAAGAGGGAACTCTAAGAGCAAGGCCCCTTCCGATCAAAGAAGGCCAAGAATTTTCATTCGAGGTATTCATTATCTGGGCCAACAAGGATATAATGTTTATCTCACCCTCATCCATTGGTGAGAAATGCGCTTGGAAAGAAAAGTATGATGAGTTGATGGCCTCATCTGATGAGGCTGAGAGGAAGTTTGCCAAGAGCAAAATGTATATGCGGAAGAAATCATTGATGCCACACCTATTCTATTCTGACCCTAAAGGAAAGATCGAAGATGGTACCGGATTACTACTGCTCTCACCCAATCAAACCGCAGAACTTATTGATCTATGGATGGATGATGAGGCTGGAGATTTCACTGACCCGATTCACGGTTATGATATTAAGTATAAGAGGGTAGGCTCAGGCAAGATGGACACCGAATATACCCAGAGTCGATGCAATCCAACCAAATTACCAAAGGAACACAGGGAACCCATAGACCTTGAAAAAATGATTCGGGATATGATACCTTCCTATAAACAAACCAAGAAATATGTAGAACAATTCTTGGCTCTGGGTATGGAGACCGATGAGGATGAGGATGAAACAAGAAGCTCAAAGAAAAAGGACAAGAAGAAGAAAAAGAAATCCAGAGACCTCTAATTTACTCACCCCTAATCATAAATAATCATGGCAAAAAAATCAGGCGATAAGATTCTAAGCCCAGCGGAAATGAAAAGGAAATTCCCTTCTTCCGGCAAGGCTTCTGAAATCTACCTCGATGCTGATTCTTCTCTATGGTTGCCCTCAAGAATACTAGCCTTCAATCACATGATTGGAGGCGGTATTCCGTATGGGAAAATCATGGACCTGCACGGTGAGGAATCGGCAGGTAAGAGTTTATTATCTACGGACTTTGCATACACTACTCAGGCTTTGGGGGGTAAGGTATTATGGATAGATGCCGAGGCAGCATTTGATCCGGCCTGGGTTTCTAATCAGGGAGTTGACCCAGATAAGATAGAGATACTGAAGGATGAGAACATGCTCGAGGTAATATCCGATTGGATTAAGTATCAGGTTCTTTATTGGAGGTCTAAGTTAGTTAACAATGAGCCCATCCTCATCATTCTTGATTCGATTGCTAATACTGATACCCGTGATAACCTAGAAACAGATTCACAGGATAAGAAAGCCGAGATGGGTAAGAGAGCCTCCAAGGTATATGAATTACTCCGGGCAAGGAGTACATACATATCCAAATACGGGGCCATCATGATTGGTATTAATCAATTAAGACAGAAGGTCGGAGCAGGAATGTTTGAGGACCCAGATACGGTACCAGGTGGACAGGCAATGAAATTCTATGCTTCCCAAAGAATAGGGCTTTATAGGGGTAAGATGGTTAAGGATAAGGATAAGAACCCCGTGGGAAATGTAACTTATATGAGGACCAAGAAGAACAAGGTAGCACCACCCAAAAAGAATATCAAGGGTGAGTTCTATTATGAGACTTACAATGGTATGTTAGGTTATAATAAATACCTGGGTTTCTTACCCATCCTATTGGAAAAGGGAATCGTTGAGAGAAAGGCTGGAAAGATATACTATAAGGGTGAGTTACTTTGCTCCTACAAAGAGGAAGATGAAATGCCCTTCATTAGGATGATCTTGAAGAAGGAAAAACTCCGAGCTAACCTGATTAGAAAGTCAGGTATTAATTCGGTATCAAAAATGAAGGAAAAATTAGGCTCTATAAAAAAGAACCTATATCCAGTAAAAGTTAAATCTAAAGACGATGGCCAGGACGACGAATAATGTACCAGAAAATGACCCCCCAGTATTCGTATTCGATGGTATGAATCTGGCTCACACTGCTTTCCATGCCTATCAAAAACTTACCTTCAAAAAGAAATCAGTATCTATGATCTATGGAGTGCCCGAAATTATCCGGGCATTCCTTCAAAGATATAACCCCCAAAGGGTAGTGGTAGTATGGGATGGAGATATGCACCCTGAAAGATTGCATCTGCTTCCTACCTATAAATCGCACAGAAGAAAGAACCAGGACCCTAAGGCCAGAAGCCGATTCATCAAACAGATAATGAAGGTAAGAAAGATACTTTATGCCTTAGGAATACCTCAGGTTTGGAATAAGGATATTGAAGGGGATGATATGATGTACCTGGTAGTTCAAAGGCTTAAGAAGTCAATGGATAATTGTAAGATCAGGGTGGTATCGGGTGATAAGGATATGCTTCAGATGGTTGATGATAGAGTATGGGTAGAGGCACCAAGGATTGATTCAGCCATAAATACAGTAGCCTTATTCAAAGCCCATACCTCATTGAACTTCCCTAAGCAACACATTGATTACCTATGCCTGGTGGGTGATGATTCAGATGATATACCTGGTTACCTAGGAATAGGACCGGTTAAGGCTAGAGAATTTTTGGATAAATGGGGTTCAATAGAGAAGTTTCTAGCGAAGAAGTCTAATATCCATAGAGGAATCAAAAGGAAAAGACTTCGCAGACTATGGAAGCGGAATCGAACCCTCATAGACCTTGAATACTTCTGCAAGAAACAAAAATATACTGCGGAAGATATTACCTATTACCGGGATAAGAGAGAACCCCTATTCAATGAAGAAAGATTCATTACCCTATGCAAAAGATATGGCATGAATAAATTTCAAATGCCTTCATTCCAAGCACCATTTAAAAAATTAACCTAATGGACACTTTACCATCCTATTCAATCACCGCAAAAAAAGCAAGCAAAATGGCTAAGACCGCATCAGCCCTAAAAACCGAAAGCAATAACAAAAACATTTACGTTGCTATTCTGGCAGCCGCATCATTGGGTAGAAAATTCTGCCTCATTCATTTCACAGTCAGTGGCCCTCAAAGGAAAGAGTTAGAGTTCCTGGGCTTCCAACTGGAGGCTTTGATAGGTGCAGATGGAGCAGCTCTTAAAATTTCATGGCAATGAGTAAAATAGTTGCAATAGCCTTTTCTGATATTCATATCCATAATTTCAGGGCCTTCAATGATGGTAATTATAACAGATTACAGGAGTCATTGAGGGCCCTGTATGAAATCGGGAAATTTGCTATAAAAAAGAATGTACCCCTTTTATTTACCGGTGATCTTATCCATGCACCTAAGGAGATAGAGAACCCTACAATGACAGGACTTTTGGTAGTTTTAAAAAAACTATTCAAACACAAAAATTTCCGGTTAATCGCCATAAGTGGTAATCACGATTTTTTTACTAGGAATACCCCACATGAAAGTAGCCCCTCTTACCTTGATGGCCTTTCTAAGGTATTCAAGAGATTCTATCATTTGAATAACTCTTGGTATTACGGCCCCGAGGAGAAGAGGGTATGTGTATATGGAATCCCTTATTATGACAATGATAAACATACCCAAGAAGCCATAAGGAAAGTAAACCCCGATGATAGGCATTTTAATATCCTTATGCTACACTCCGATTTTCCTGGGGCTAAAACTCCTGAGGGAACTAAGGTTGGGGAAGTAGAGCAGATAAGTGCCAAAATGCTCAAAAGATGGGATTTGGTGATTATGGGCCATATCCATATGCCTCAAAGACTTGCAAAGAATGTTTGGATGCTGGGACCTCCCATCCATCAAGACAGATCATCTATTGGGCAAAGATTCGGATTCTGGGTAATATACGATAATGGTGAAATGGTCTTTAGATGCCTGAATGATGAGTTTCCTTGTTTTATACCCGAGGGAAAGAAAGCCAAGGAAATTGATTACATTGTACCCAAAGAGGAAGATGCCCAGCTTACTGAGCAGGAGGCTGAAGATAAAACATTTCATGTGGCAGCATCTTCCGATAAACTAACCAAAAGATACCTAAGGAAAAAAGGCATAAAGAGCAAGAAGAAAAGAAGAGCCCTTATAAAAATATTAAACGAAGTCAGGTAATGGTCAAGTTAGTAAGAGTCAAGGCAAAGGGATTTGGGTCAATAGTAGAAAAGGTAAAATATAAATTTGATAGACCCGGACTAAATATTATAACAGGACCTAATGGGGTAGGTAAGTCCACTCTATTTCAGCTAGTAACATACAATTGGTTCGGTCAAACCCTCAAGGTCGGTTCGTCCATTGGCACATGGGAGCATCTATCCGATGGTAAGGGAACTTGGACAGAATCGGAGGTTCATAAAGATGGTAAGATTTACCGCATTGTAAGATGCAATGAATATACCGGGAAAATTGATGGTAAAAGGGGTAAGAATCAATTATTGGTTTATGAAGATGGTAAATTACTCCAATTAAAGGGAAAGGTCGATACTCAGAGATTCATAAATACCCTGGTGGGATATTCCTATAATCTATTTAAAGCAGCAGTGGTTTTTGGTCAGGAAACCAAAAGATTAATGGAAGAAGATGGCCCAGCCAAGAAGAAAATCTTGGAGGAGGCTTTTGAGGCATCATACATATCCAAGGCTAAAGAGGTCGTAGAGAAAAGGTTAGGCATAAGATTAAAAGAGGAAGTGCAGGCAAATCACTTTAGGAAAATCAAATTATCAACCTTAAAAGCCTCTAAGAAACTCTATGAGCAACAAAAAACACTTCAAGAAAGTTTTGAGTCAGATAAAGACCGGAAAATTAAAGCTCTCAAAAAAGAGATTAACGGCCTTAAAAAGGAAAAGGCTAAGAAAGAGGAAAGAATAAAAAAATTGGGTAATATCGAAAAGAGATTAGCAATCGTTACCCAAAAGGCCTTAGATTATAAACCTGATACTTCTCTGGAAGATCGGGAATTTCGGTTATCTATGCATACCCAGGCAGCCTTAGATAAAGTTGAGCAAAAGGTATCACTAATAGGCCAAATTAAGAAATCCACCTATGAGGCTTCAACCAAACCATGTGATAAATGTGGTCAAAAAATGGATTTGAAGGCTAGAGGTAAATTCTTACTTAAGGCTAAAGAAGAATTATCCAACCATAGAAAGGAACTAACCCAATTACAAGAAGAATACCGGGAAAAGAATAAGGAATGGCAGGAAGTGAAATCAAGTCTTTCTAGTCTTGAAAGGGATAAAAAGACATATCAGAATATCCTAATGGAGAAAAGAAAACTAGAGGACACCTTAGAAACCATAAAAGATGCCCGAAGGGATATTCTGCATATAGATAAGGATATAAAGAAAATCAGGCTTCAGATCAAAGAAATCCGAAAAGAGGCCTTAGAAATAGACCTACCCGCCTTGGAACACAAGATTAAAAGATGCCGAAGATCATTCCGTGAAGCCACGACAGCATGGAGAAAGATCAAATCCGAGGTGAGCCTGGATGAGTGGTTATTAAAAGACCCATTATCTAATTCCGGGTTAAAGACCTATATCTTCAACACAATGCTTCAGAAACTCAATAGACACCTAATGAAATATTATGGTTATATAGGTTTTGGTTTATCAGTAGGAATGGATATGGAATCTGCCCGGAAAGACGTAGAGATCGTGATAACCAGTAAAGGTATGATAGGAATACCTTATCAGGATTTATCTAAAGGCCAAAAACAATTAGCCAATATGGCCTTGATCTTTGCTATACACGACACAGTTACCGAAAGCAAACCCATCAATATTCTGATACTCGATGAAATCTTTGAAAGCCTGCATAGGGATAATGTAGAGAAGATAGGAAGCATGATTCAGGCAAAGGCTAAGAATAAATCAATACACCTGATAACCCATTTAACCGACTTTAATCCGGTTAATGCGTATCGTGTTAACATTCAATTAAATGAAAAGGGGCATACGGTAGTTTATTCCAAGCTTAAGGACTCGTGAGAATCCACTCGTAGACTTGAAAAGCACCGGGACTATACTATCATATACCCCCAAACCCAAGATCAATGAACTCCAGAAGTAAAGGGAATCGAAACGAACGTAAAGCCGCAGAGCTAATAAGTGTCTGGACAGGAAAGAAATTCGCCAAGACCCCTTCTTCTGGTGGTTTACAATGGAAGAAGTCGTTTTCCAAGGGTGATATAGTATGCACCGTTGAAGGCCACTTCTTTCCTTTTTGTGTAGAGGTCAAAGCCCATAAGGAAATAGACTTCTCACACCTACTCCTGAAAGAAATTAAACAACCCAAAATATTTGAATTTTGGGAACAATGCGAAAGGGATGCGAAATTAGCCGAGAAGGTACCCATGCTCATGATGAGATATGATAGGTTACCTGCTGACTTTTTCTTTCTTGCATTACCAACTCACTTCGTCCTTCAACTCAACCTCAAGTTCACAAAGGTATTGAGGTTTAGGGGTAAACATAACATCATAATTGTAGATTCAAGGGAGCTATTTGCCATGGACTACAATGAGATTAAACCCCTAACCAAAAAATACCTTAAAAATGCCAAAAAAAGGAGATAGGTACTTCTGCTGGCTCATTGCCTACATCGACTCCGACACAGTACACCTTGTTAAGAGAGAATTAAAAAGATACCTTGAATATAAGGAAGTAGAGGTATTCATTCCTACGGTAAAGGTACTCACCAAGACTTTCAAAGGTGAAGATAAATTTGATGAGGTACCCCTACTATTTCAATATGGCTTCTTTAAGGTGCCCAGGAAATTTGCAGTATCAGAAATTTACCTGGAGAACATGAAGAATAATATTACTTGCATCTTCGGCTGGCTTAAAGACCCGCATAAGGTAATTGATGGGGAGCAAAACACCCGAAAGAAAAACATCCCTGACTCCGCTATACCCATTGCCACAGCTACTTCAAGAGAGGTGGCCCAGCTGGTTAAAAAGGCTTTTGATTATTCTATTCATTCTTCGGAAGATATAGGGAGTATTAAACCCGGAGACTACATAACACTCCGAGGGTACCCCTTTGACAACATGCAGGCTGAGATCATGGAGATTGATGCTGTGAAGAAGAAGGCTAAGGTAAAGATACACATACTGCATGGAGATAGGCCGGTAGATGTATCTTTCGATAATATCTTCTTTACCGTATACCAATCATACGACGACTCCCTGAGCAATGTTGATTCGCTCGACGAATTGATGGCTAATAGAAAATCAAAACTCTTTAAAAAATTACCCGATGCGGGCACTGAATAAACAGGCATGGGATAACCTAGACCCCCACGAACAAACAGCCCTCTCACTTAACTTTGCCTATGATAAGTCCACTTGGGAAGCTGGTGAGATCATGTCTAGGAGCCACTATAAGTACCTAGAGATCAAATCAAGGGCTGAACACTTCCTAAAGCTTTTTACCGAATATTACAAACTATGGAATAGGCTTATACCGGATGAGGTAACCGGAGATTCCATAGCCATTGAATACTTCAGATTATGCCTGGAGAAAAGACAGAAACCCAAATTAGCCATATTCAACATATCTGAGAGCCGAGGTAAGACCATAATGAAATCTAACCTGAATGCCAGGATAGAGAAACAATTAAATGAGTGGGGTAAATCTGAACTTATTGCTGAGACCCAAGCCTACCACCTGATTAAGGACTTTGATAGATGGAATAACTTTAGGATATTACCCAAACACCTACAAGAACCTTCTGCCTTTAAAAGAAGGCTCAAGAATGTCTTTAAGAAACAATTAAAAACCCTAAGGGAACTGAATGAATTTAGCCTGGAGCATTTAAAGAAATTAGTTAGAGCCACCAGAAAAGCCGATATAGAAAACTGTTTATATTTACCCATAATCGAAAAAGATGGAAAACCCAAAATTTACCGAATTAAAAACAAACCTAGCTACCTTGGGATTCTTGATGATCTTTCTCTGTATTATTTTCGAACTCCGGAACAAGCCGATGCCTACATTCGATTGTGTTGTTCTTATCTGTTTAACCCTGAACGTTCATGCCAAGATGGCCTCAATTTTTGGCCAAAATTCCGAGAAGAAATAAAGAACGCAGCTAATTATGACTCCATTTGCAATAAAGCTCCTCACCGGAAACACCTCGAAATAGCCTTCAGCAAGATAGAATATATTTGAGGTGGATAAGATTATACCACCGGGTGGATAATAATTTAAATTGAGGTTTTTTCCTGGTTTATTTATCCTTATTTTTGATCTTCCATATTTATATATCACATTATGAAAAAGACTAAAAAGAAGAAAAAGAAGGTACCCAAGGACCTCCGACCCAAGACTCCTGGACTCCCTGAAAAGAAGGAGGAAGTATCTTACCGCAACGAAATGGGAGCGGATAGGATTCTTCCCCGGCTCAAATATAGGGAACTAAAGGAGGCTTGCATATTAAGGGGTATGAGTCCTAAAGATGTAGTAGAGGCAGATCATCACCGACTTGCCTCTTTCTTTGTCGAAAATTATGATAAGGGAGAAGACCCAAGTCTACTGATTGCCTTTGACCAATTCGTGGAGGCAGATTTGGAAAGTAGGGGTCATAAGAAAGGGGACATGATGTTGTCCCCTTCCCTTCGCTTAAGCTACGTTGGCAAGATAGAGGATGCTAAAGAGATCAAGGTCATTAACAAACCCAAACCGGAGACTCCGAAGAAACCTCAGGAACCCCCTAAACCTAAGAGGGAAAAGGATGAAACCACCGGAATAATGAAGGGAACCAAGAAAGCCCTTCTCTTTGAGTTGGTTAAAAAGAAGTGGAAATTGGAAAAGATCATGGCTGAGGTATTGAAGCAATTTCCCACTGCCAATGAAAAGTCTATGAAAATCTGGTACAAACAGGCAAAAGAAAAACTCAGATAATATGGCAAAAAAGAAAACAGAATACCTGATCACGGACTTTACAATACCCTCTGGTGATACGGTTATAGTTCCCCCTAGACAAGAATTCAAAACCATAACATTTGGGTTTGATGCTATGGATGTTGAGGGTAAATTAAATGAATTAAGAGAAGAATTTTATAGAAAGGGTATGTTTATAAAAAGCTTCAAGGTAATTCAAAGAACCACTGGATTTAGTGCAGTAGCCGGGGGAAAGGTAGTAATCCTATTTGAAGAATTTAAACCATAATTAAAAAATGGAAACCTTTTATATACCTAAAGACGATAGCCCAGCTGAAATGCAAAGATGGTTGAAAGCCGAAGGAATAGATTAGAAAAGATGAAACTATTAAAAGCCCCTATGGTTTTAATTAAAGACTGTTCATAACTAATAAAAAAAAACTTTATGGAATTACAGAAATTCGGCGGAAAATTTTGGTTCGGAACCCGGAAAGAAAAAATACCCTCGGGAGAAACTAAAGAGGTAACGGTTTTGGCATCATGGACTGTTACCTGGAAACATTACCTTGAATTTGGTTGGAGTAAACCAAAGTTCAAGGCATTTGTTATTTTTGAGGAAGCACAGGCATTTAAGGCAGCCTTGGAAGAAGCTTATAATATGATACAAATGGATAAAGATTATAGAGTGGAGATAACCCAAAATTAAAGATGAAAAAAACCACAGACCTTAAAATTTATAAATCCTATTGGTATGTATTGGACTTCACTAACTTCCAAAAACCAACCGTATTACCGATATATTTCCTATCGAAAAAGCTTGCAAAGGAGGGCATACGAAGAGGAGTTAAAAAGAACCTTCGGCGTTACTATAGACCCATTCAAGGTAAAGTTATCATCAAGCATGAGTTTCCAGTCGTATTTAAGAAGGGAACGTGGAAAAAGGTTACAAAATATGATTACCCGACTGATAGGCTTACTGCGCAGCAAAAGAAAACATTTCGTACTGTTATGCGGAGAAGATTACGACGGATGGGTATATTATCCATCGTTCGTCCAAAGCTCAAGATTACCGAAAAACCAAAGATCATCAAAGAAGTGGTTAATAGGCAAAAGGTAGCCAAGAACAAGAACAGTGAGGCAAAAATCTTTCAACTCCAAAGGAAGCCCCGGCATATCTTCTATTTTCTAGTGAGAAAAAGACTTTCTGCGGCTTCCGGCAAACTTTTCTTATTAAATGTGATTCGCATAAACTTAAAGGATGGGAGCCTCATGGAGATCGAGTTGGAAACTAAAAGGCATGATTTAATCCGGCCCATCCTTCTTTCAGAATTTAAAAAGATCATATATGAAAAAGGGCTTAAAACCCAAGAGACTCCCGAAAACTTCATTGCCAGACTTAAGGAAAAAGGCATTGAAATTCTATAAGGATAATAATGCTGCGATCAAAAGAGATATATTCAGGAATAGGCACGGGGTACTACTCGCAACCGAAGATTCGGTGGATTCCCTTCAACTTAATCAAAGTTACCTAAAAATCACGAACCAAGACTGGACTCGTGCGGCAGAGTTCAAGATGATCGAAGGGGCTTTTATTCGGGCAGGCTGGGATGGATATAGGGTACCCCTGCTTTTCCTTTTAGATGATCTACATAAACATATCTGGCCTCGGTATCTTAAATACCATAAGAAAAAGAAGGCCTCAGATTATAGGCTGATTAAAGAAACCGATGCCATGAGAGAGCTCCTTTTTAGGGGCTTTATCCATATTAATCAGGCCCGATGGAAACCTGAAAGACCCTATACAATCCAAGCCGATATAGGTGATCTAGTCTGGCCCGAATCATATAAGCACCATCAGGATGCTATTCAAAAGAGAGATCAGATCACATTTGGGGGCTATGGAAGATGCGATGTACCCAAAGATTATGATTATGCCAAAAAAACATTCACAACCCGAGGACTCCATACCCGGGGCTTTAAATTTGATAATCAATGAACATTTTAACCAAGAAACACACCGCTATCCTGGTATATGAAGGAGGCCAGAAGGTGGTAAAGATTCAAGATCAAGGTATTGACTTTCACTCCCAACCGGTAGAGAGGGATGCCGAGGATGAGGATGATGATACCGGAGATAACCATGTGATTATGGCCCTTGCGAGAGAAGTAGCCGCAGACAATGATGCCTTGAAAAGGCTTGCAGTGGCCAACTACGATGTAGGGGTAGAGTTCACAATCTTTCAAAAGTACCTCCAGTAGTGGAAATCGGGTGGATAAGATTATTTTTATCCTATCTTATTATATATATCTTTGAATATGTGAATCTATCACAGGTTCTTTGACATACCGAGTTTTTTTCATTTATTAATCATAAAAACCCATTCAAAAATGGCAAAAAAAGACAAGGCAAAAGATGCCAAGAAAGAAGAAAAGAAGGTTGAACTCGTTGGGCTTTCATTACATTACTCTAATGGAGTTTCCAAAAAACTCAAGGTAGTGGCAGATGATGCCGATGATGATGAAGATGAGGACGAAGATGAAGATGATGAAGATACCAAAACCACGAAAAAAGGTAAAGGTGGTAAAGGTAAATCCAAAGATGATGATGAGGACGATGAGGACGACGATGATGAAGATGAAGATGATGAAGACGACGATGAGGCTGAAGACGATGATGATGAAGATGATGATGAGGCCGAAGATGAAGATGATGAAGATGATGAAGATGAGGACGACGAAGAAGAAGAAAAGCCCAAGAAGGGTTCAAAGGCGAAGGCTGGTAAGGGCAAGAAGAAATAACCCGCTTTTCTTTCTTTTAGTCGGAGGGGGTCGGAATATCCCGGCTCCCTTTTTTATTCACTTAACAAACTTAAAACCCATGGATATTGCAATCTATAGCCTAATTAAGCAAATACTCCAATCCAAACATGATGAAGCTCTAGGTATGGCCCTTCATCTTCAACATCAACTCCAATTACCCGAAGAGCATCGAGTAATTGATGTAGATACCGTTGAAATCCGAAATAACCTCTTAATCGCTAACTCTAATGCAACCCAATACCAAGAAGCCCTCACCCAATTCACCTACCTCTTCGCTGAATCAAGGAAACATAACGAATCTACATCAATTCCGGCGGGATATGGGAGTGAGGCTCGCGAAGAGGACGGAAGAGTACGGGGATATTAAGGTTAAGGATATAACCCATAAGACCTGGTTCTTCCCTGAAAACCTGAAGGGGACTCATAGATATTATAATATTCTCCGGCATCTTTCTCCCTTATTCAAGTGCTTATTATGTTTTCCTAAGAGATATTCTAACGGGATAACGATAATCGGACTAGAGGACGACAGGGCTGCCCTCATAAAGGAATTAAATAGAATAATCAGATCAATAGAGGGATGTCATGCCGGATGGAAGGAACGAATGCTCAAAGACCATCCCACTGATGAACACAAACACCATCTGATAGCCGAGAATAAAGACCATTATGCTATGATGGTTAGATCAGATATACAACAGAAAGGAACCTACCTTTGGAGTAAGAGAGTAATGGTACGGGAGGTATATAAAACCTTAGAAGTCTATTTCAAAAACAATCTTGCTAACAAAAAACACCGCAAAGTAAAATGGCAAATCGTGTAAAAACCTTGCTCAATGATTATATTCATTGGAGTACTGAATTAAAATCCATGGCCGGACGAAATAGACGAGGCCTACAGGATATGATCGAAAGGGCAAAAAGGAACCTGCTATCCTTCGGTACACGTTATCATTTGGTTGAGGTGGTAATAACCTATTATCCATTAAAACAAATCTTAGACAATGGCAATAAGGTATATGGAGAGATCACCACCGATAAACTCTTCCTAACCGATTGTACCACGGAAGAGGCCCATACCCTGATCTATGAGTTCCGGTATGCTAGGCATAAAATAGAAACCTGTAAAATAACAAGAATACCTTTAAATAACCCAATTAAAGTATATGAGGGGAAAGTCAAACAAGCTTGAGGCTTATTTTCAAGAGTATAATGATCTACTCAACAGGGCTGTGAAGAATTTGGACACTGCGCATTATATGGAGTTATTGGAAAGAATTGAGCAAAAGGCTGGTGAGGAGCTAGACGACTTAGAGGGGGACGAGGAAGATGGCCCCAATGAAGATACCATCACAACTTGATATTTTCTAGTTTTAATTTGGACTTGATTCAAATTAGAACTCCTTAGAACTATAAATATTTATATCTTTCATTTATTAAAACACCCAAAATGGCGAAATTTAAAAATTACGCAGAAGCCGAAGAGGCTCTCAAGGCAGCAAAAGAAGAAAAGAAAGTTGCCAAAGAAGAATTTAAAACCTTCCGCAAAGAAAACAGCCTGAAACAGGATGCTCCCCCGGCAGACAATGAAAAGCTCGCAAAAAAATGGAACAAACACAACGACCAGGTAAAGAAGAAAACTGAGGCCGTTGAATCCATCGAAACCTGGATGAAAGAAAACAAACCCAAAAAGGAACGTAAGGTTCGTGACACCAAATACGAATATCCCGAGGGTGCCACCGCAGCGGAGAAAAAGAAAATCCGTGCAGCAAAAAGGGCTGAAGCAGCCAGGGCCGAAAAAGAAAAGAATGGTGAGGGTAAAAAGAAGAAGAAGGAGAAAGAGGCTAAAGCAAATGACAAAAAGGCTCAGAAGGAGGCCGTTGAGCATTCTAAGAAAAAAGACAAGAAGAAAAAGAAAAAGGAAAAACCCGCCGAATCTGAATCAGGCTCGGATGATTAATCAATCTTCTTATTTAAGCCGAAAGAGAGAACCCAGTCTATCAAATGATTGGGTTTTCTAATTTAAACAAATCAACAATGGGCCAGAAACAACAATTATTAGCAGTCCTTGCGAAAGCGGAAAGGCAAGGAACCATGGACAAGGCATTGGAGGTATTAAGGTCTTATGGATTTGTATTCGTTTCTTTTGATACCCTAATTTCATGGGAACTTACTGACACGGTAATGAAATGGGATAAGCACCACCATCGGTATTCATTTATGCTTTATGAAAAGAGGGCAGGATTGAATACGGTTAGGGGTGAATATGACCTTGATCTTATCTTGGCAATTAAGCTCAATGGAAAGAAAAACCAGAACATCCATATCTATGAGGAATTAAAATACGTGAGAACCATAAAGAAGCCATGGAAGGACTCCCAAGGCATCTTATGGAGAAAGGTTAAGGCTGGATGGAAATTTCCGGCCACGATGAGCTATGATCTTAGAAAGGACTGGAGAAAGGAGCAGAAAAAACTCGAGAAAAACCCCAATCTTAAACCCTCGGCCTTCTATCTTGAATGGGAGCCCCTCGTTCAAAAGATAGAGAAAAAATGATACCCGATGGTTTTGATTCTAGTTTAATTATTATTAAATTTGATGAAATTCCTAATATGAAAATAAAACTCACTAGAAACGAACGCAGAATCATTCGCAGAGTTGCCCGTATTCAAATATCCACAATGGAAGAACTAATGAATCATCCTACCATCATGGCCCAGGTATATATGGCACAATTTGCCGGAATAGATGAATCAAGGTGGGAAGAATTATTCGATGAAACCAAAACCAATTTCGAGAGGTTGAGAGAAAGACCCTCACACCTCTTTATCCTATTAGATGATGAGGATTTAAACCTTTTCCGTGAGGTCATGAATAATTATTGCCATAGACCTTACTTTGATGAGGGTAGACAATCCTTAAAATACAAAATCTGGCTGAAAGACCAATTAGATCAAAACCAAAATTAAAAATTCACAACCCATGCCATTAACAAAGACCAAAATTAAACACGTCAAATGTAAATCATCTAACGTTGCCTCCTTTGGGTATGATGAGAAAAGTCAAGTGCTTGAGGTAAAGTATAAGAACTCCAAAACTACAGAAGCCCCGGTAACATATCAATATTCACCGGTGACCAAAGAACAATTTGAAGATTTAAAGAAAGCCGAATCAAAGGGTAAATGGATGCACCAGAATGTAAGAAGTAACGCAAGGATAAAGACATCTAAAATCGGTTGATGATGGGGTTTTTAGAGGATGTGTTAGTAAACCCATCATCACTGGAAAGAGGGAACAGGGTATTAAACCTCAATTTTACACCCGGGTTTTAGGGGTTCGAATCCCCTACCTCTTCTAAATTTTTTCACAATGCGAAAACGAAAACAACCACCTGCCAAATTACCCCCGAGGTTTAAAAAACGCTGGGTTAAAGCTCTCCTTGAAGGTAAAATCGGAAATCGTAAAATTAACCAAACGGATGGTTCTTTATTAAAGATACCTCTGGGGTTTTGGGATAAAGCCAATTTGGGGAAATTCAAAGAAATAAAAGAGGTTGGATGTTGTTGTCTCGGGGTAGCTGGGTTACTATGTAACATACCTCTGCCTTCTTTACGGAGCCAAGGTATGCCTGACAATCTTACTAAGAAACATAATAATAAATTACCCCCCGCCCTTAGAGCATATTTACCCGATGATCTTGAGCCTGCAGAGGAAGAATTAGAAAATTCAGAAGTTAGCCGTGCATTGGCTGAAATGAATGATGATAACATACCTTTTGAAGTAATAGCCGGATTCATACACGAAAATCTATAAATTTATGAGACATGATGATGGGTTTCCTACCACAACCCTAGGTAGGTTATTTCTAGTGGCTTTAATAGTCATTTTATGCTTCACTATCTTCTTTGCGGGCAAAGCCCAATGGAGAGAAGGAATAGAAACCTCGAGGTATATCAATCAAAGGGTTAAGTCTATATCCGAATCTACCGAAAACGGAGACGATGTAGTGGTAGTTCACTTCTCTAATGGAAGGTACCTAAAGATTCGTTCCCGCCAGAGCCGATTAATTTTTGTAAACCGATAAAAATACCCAAATGATTTTTCAATTTACTGGCCTATCCCGACTCACTCTGGAATCAGCCGAAAATATTAAGACTTATATCAAATCGGTTGAGGTTCAGCTGGTTCATAATAATGCAGACTCTCAGCCAACCCCATTTGAAATAGAAGGTATACCCACCATTTACGGGTATAAGATTCTAAGTCAAACCTTTATTCATGGTATAATTGCAAATATAAAGGGTTCTCATGAAGCGGGATATTGGAATGAGGTGGAACACATCAAATGGGTTATAGATGAACTCGGAAGGGCCTTTGCTAATCCAACGAACCCAACTCAGGAAAGAGACTTTGATGAAAATACCTTAAAATAAAAATAGATATATGAATAGAACCAACATTCACCTCCTCGCTATGTGGTTATTAGTGATAGGTTTAGTACTTAGGCATGCCTATATTGAAAAGGAATTTGCCAGCACCCATAATACCCTTAAACTGGGTATAGAGGTAAATAATCGAGCAATAGATGCTCTAAATAATTCCAATAAAAGGATGGAAGAATACCTCGATAAAACCCGATTGGAACCAATAATTAATCATATAAATCAATAAACAATGAAACAGAGTTTTTATGTATTAGCCGCCTTTATTTTAGGCTTCCTTATTGCCTGTGTATCTAATGATTCTAGGCCCAAAGCTCAAAGTCATGGTCAGGGCATCCCTGACATAAGTATTCAAGGTTTCCAAGATTTTGAGTTTGGTCATAATAGCGTGAGAGTATACCAATGGATGGACCGCTCTGGTAGAGTTTATTTGGCCATTCCCGAGCATTCATATGGGGGAGCATCTATCACAAGATAGATTTTATTTCTGGTTCTAATTCCTTTATCTTTATTCAAATAATTAATTTATGAAAAAGACCCGAATCTATTTATGCGCCTTTAAAGATCACCAAGCTGTTATCCTGGCAAAAGGAAGAAAGGAAGCCGCAAAGTTGATGGTATCAAATTTCATGTCTGCTACCGAAAGAGAGATAATGGCTGAGGCTAAAACCGTTATTGTTACCCGGATAAGGAAATCCACTCCGACTCCTAGAATTCTATTACTTAAAACAATACTTAAAACAATTCCCGAATGAGAAAGATACTTTGGATAGCCCTGGTATTATTCATCCTTGCCGAGATCTTCCTGAGCTCTGACCCTCAATCGGTAATAATGGAAGATATACCGGACTCCTTGAAGATCGCAAAGGACACCTCAGGTTTTCCTGATCGAATGGTTCCTTTGCCCAAAAAGAAATTCAATGAGGAAAACCCCATAATAACCATAGAGAAATGAGCCGAACCAAGAAACTCTACACTATCCACAAAGTTACCAAACATGACATTTGGAAAGGTAACCACTTCTTTGTAAAACACTATCTTACCGGTAAATACATTACCGCAATTGCCCAATCACGAATCTATAAACAGGAAGGTCTTGAGTATATTGATGTTCTTTGGCCCGATGATACATACGGAAGGGCAGTATGGGTTGATGGGGATGCTCTAAAATTCCGCGAAAGGCCACATTGGGAGGTAGCCGATGGAGAAGGCCCAACTCTATTTGCTGGGGATGTTCCTAAGACCTGGGATGAAGCAAAAAAATTAAACCAGGAATTAGGAATTGCGGTGGATAAAAAGGTGGATAAAAATTAAGATTCAGGTTTTTTCCTGGTTCTAATTATTATATATTTGGATATTCAAAGGGAATCAATAAAACCATATATGACTAAGAAAAAGAAACGGGGCCGTCCAAAAAAGATTGACGTTAAAAGCACCCCGAAAAAGGAACATTGGAAGACTCGCCAAAAACGGGAACGCGAATCTGCCAAATTGCAAATCGAAACTCCCGAACCAAAGAAGGATGATCTTTTTGAAATCTTCGAGCCGGTATCTATTGGTAAACAATATGCCAAAACTGCTCGCATTGCGGAGAAACTCGAAAAGACCCTTAAAATCCTTAAACCCCGCCAGGCATTCAGAATTAAGAAGGAAGAAACTTCAAATGCCTTTGTTAGGCAATATCTGAATGACAAATACCCGAATCGGGACTATCGGGTATCCTCCTATCAAAAGAATGATGGGGTAGAATTTTTCATCGTAACCTATGTACAGGAAACCAAACCCTCATACCCACAGGAAATCAAAAATCGGAAGTCCCGTTGATATATGGATTATGGGTTAGTTAGTTACGGAGCCGGATGTCTATCTGGCTCCCACCTAACATTTTTCAAAAACTTCAAAATTTAAAATACCATGAACATTAATGACTTCGACAAAGAGCCAACAGATGAAAACTGCACCTTTGATCTTAAAAAAGAGGCCGAGAGAATCCTCTTATCCCACAAGGCCTCATTTATGCTCAACTTTCTATCCAACCAGCCCTGGTATACAAGTCGTCGAGTAGAGGACGTTGTTAGGGATGCTGCTGGGGCCTGGGATAAATTAGTTGCCAGTGGCCATATTGATGGTCTGATGGATGAAATTACCGAAAAACTCCGAGAGCGCCATGACCATCATCAAATGAGGGAAATGATTGAAAAAGCCCTGGTAAACGGTGGAGTAATTGTACCTGACCAGGAAGGCAGACTTAAATTCCAGGCTCTCGATTCCCCTGACCAGGATATTTCTGATGAGGCTCCGGTAGTTCAGGAAACTAAGAAAAGGAAACCCCGAAAATTTGATGCTTAAAATAAAATACCATGGCAAAAGCAAAAAAGAAAGCCGCTCCTAAGAGAAGGGCGGCTCCTAAAAAGAAATCAGCTCCAGAGAAAACAATCAAACCCGATTTAAAACTCCTCAAAAAGGGTGCAGCACTCCAAATTGAATGGGACAATGGAAGCCTTAGATGTGAACGGGGGTATGTACTGTATAATGACAAAAACGAAATTGAACTTGTAACCTCCTCAAAGGCCCTTGAGGTGAAATACCATTTTATACCCAAAAGAGACATAGTAGCCCTCAAGCCTGTTAAATTGGATTTCCTATATATCCCAAATTTAACCGATGGGGGGTATAATGGTATCATTGATAAAAAGAGTAAGAAGATGAGGGTAGGATGCAATGAGGTAAAAATGGAACACATTAAAACCCTATATGATTTCTACTTCGGAGATAAGCCCCATAAATGGAAACATCGCAAATAGGGGTTGATTCTAGTGGGGATATCTGATTTATGGATATTCCCATTATTTTTTGGAAATAAGACGACTAGACATACCCGAAATTAATTAAAATTTGCCCCTGGTTCTTATATCCATATATTCACAATTCAAATTAAAGAAGATGAAGGAAATTACCCTCACCCCCCAACAAAGAATCGAAGCCTATCAATATGTGCTAGATCAGGTTAGGGCAGGAGAATATCGCAATTGGATTTGCCTACACCTCCAAAATTGGATAGGTATAAATTACCATAGGCAAATATCCACTTCAACACTCCTTAGATTATTCCCTGAATTTGCCGAGCAAAAGCCCATCAAACTGTATGACGAGAATCAGGATGTAGAGGGTGCTTGGTGGAATGGGTTAGATCGGGAAATAAGAATCAATGTACTTCAAAATGCCATCAAAAAATGTCAAGAATATGAAACCGGAAGAAATGATTGACCTTGCCTTGACAGTATGTAAATTCCTAATACTGCTGGGCTTATTTCTCTATTTAATGGATAAAAACTCATATCATGAGCATTAAAGTAATTCCGCCCTTAACAAGGCTCAGAGCCTATAAGGAAATCAGGGCCGAACTTATGATGAATCCCGCCAATCGACCATTGCCTTTCCTTTGTGCAAGATTAGCTGGGTGGGTATGTAAAAGATTACCCGAATATAAAATAGACGGTTTGTTAGTATGGGTTACAGTGGCCTTTCCTGAATTGGAAAGAAGGAGGCCTAAGGGTATGGGATGTGCGGGGTGGTGGCCTATCAATGATTATGAAAGTAGAATCCAAGCCCTTGATATGTGTATTCAAGAAGTTAAATCAATAATATATGCCAACAATCAAAACAGAACGGATGGACCCGGACGTAATCTACCTACAAAAGAGGTATGACGGGGTAATAGAAATCGGGGGTATCAGGTATCAATATGTATCGTATGTTACTACTACCTTCAATACTCAACTTTATAAATACAAAAGATTATGATTGAACCTTTCAGTTTGAATCCGGTTTGATATTCCTTATATTTGGATAAATCAAAAAATTGATTATATGCCTTGGAACAAAGAAATCAAACAAAACCTAATTGAAAAGGGTATCAAGGCCCTAAAAGAAGAAATGTTCAGGTCTAATCGGATGCAGTTATTAACTATTCGAGATAACGTAGTGATGGTGAGATCAGAGATGGAGCCGGGAGAGTTCATATCCTGGGTAATGGCAATTCTGGTCAAGGGTTATGATGAGGAAACCGATGAAGAAAATAACCTGGACCTGACTGCTGGTAACCTGGACTTCTACCAGGATGATCTTGATACCGGATATATCTGGGTATATTCATTAACCATAAAACAAATAGAAAGATGAAAAAGAGAACACTGTTTTCCGCTTTTGCCCTATTAGGGCTGATGGTATTATTGGGGTGCGAAAAGAATGAGGTTTATAACCCACCCCCAATTACCCTTGAACCAATCTCTCATGATTATGTCTTGGACCCCCCTGATACCATAACATTGGCAGATGGGCGAAAGGCAGTAGTACAGCAAAGAGTAGTCTATGACACAATCCCCCTTTCAGGTCCGGAGGTACCTGCCCGCCCTTTCGTCTTAATCGCATCAAGCAGCGGAACGACCTACATGTGGCCCGAGTTCATGACAGTATTCAAAGACTTAAACCCTATACAAAAAGGGGTGGGAGGCCATGAATGGGGGCATTTTAGGAAAAGAATCCGCACGGATGCAGTCCCTTATAAACCCAGGCAGGTAGTTATTATGGGTGGGGAGAATAATTGGTATAACGTTGTTAGTCGCGGAATAAAATTTGGCCCATTAGATTATGAGTATCTTGTAAAGACTACCATTGATTCGGTAAAGAAATTACTCCCGGGGGTACACCTTACCATTGTTGAATGTAAAACCACCCCATATCTGAAGTCCGTTCATGCCCAGATTCGGGAAGGAAATAATCGAGCCGAGGCATTATTGAAGGTGAGATACCCAAATTCGAGCTTTGTGCGAATCAATGACATATTGGTGGATAGTGATTACCGAACTACCGAAATTAACCGAATGCATTTGGTACCCGCAGCCAATAAGAAATTGGAATCCCGCATCAGGCCTGCGATAATAAAATAAAGTTTGATTGTGGTATCTATTCCTATATATTTGATATATGGAAAAAAATATAATCAAAACAACAGACCCTTACCTCGCTCAATGTATCAAATACTTAGCAGATACATTGGGCGAGATTAAGGTAACCGAGGATATTAACCTCGAAACATTCAAAGAATTGACCACCATAATTGAGCTCCATAATGGAGGATTCAAGACCCCGATAGAAATGACGGATGGCCGAATTGGGGATGGTAGATATTCCGATTTAGAATGGGCAGCCCTGGTTCATCAACAAATGCGAATTGCCGATAATTATGACCTCTATGGGTTTGAAGAGGCGAGGGTTGCATTTAAGGATTTCAAGAAAAGATGGCCCGCATTATATGAACTGTTCGAGTTATTTGCATGGGGATAAAAAATCAACCAAATATATGGCAACATTAATTTTTCCAAATTCAGACATGCGGAAGATTACCGAGACCTCGGCAAAGATGATGTCCTTTGTAAAGGATTCCGGTATATATCTTTGCATCTTTAAACCTAAGAAAGTAGTAATCTACGCCAATGGATATGACCCGAGAAAGAGTGATGTTTGGGACAGGGCAAGAGAGGCAGTGGGTGGGGATGATTTCGTCGAAGAAATTGAGGTTGATGATGAAATAAGGAAGTATGTATCAGAAGGTTGGGATTTTATGATTAAAGTAACCCCCGATACCCTTCAAACCGGATTTCAAAAACCCAAAAATAAATAACATGCCACGTAAGTACAAAGACAATGAAGCAGCCCTTAAAGGTTTCATTAAGGATGCTGCCTGGAATGCACACCTCCTCGCATTAACCCGAGAAAGGCTTCTTAAAATGGTGGATTTAACTCGCCAGAGTATTAGGGAAAATCCCACAGCCTTTGATAACCCCTTATATCATCATACCCATTATTTAGCCTGGTGCGATAAGGTAGAAGAACATCTGGGTTTTGAAGAGGATAAACCTGCCTATGATAATACCAAACAAAACCCAATGGAGAGTATGCAAGAGTATTTTGATAGGGCTAAAAGAGAAGGTTTCGACCCCTTAAAAGATTAAGGTTTGAATGTGGTATTCTATTCCTTATATTGCATCAAATAAAAGAATATGAAAAAACTCACACCTATTCAAGCCGCCTTTCTCTATTGGGTAATATTCAACTTTGGAGAAACGGGTTGGAAATCTCATGAGCCCATTATTAATGAGGCAAAAGCAATCCTTGGCAATTCCAATTACCCATCGGAGGTAGTATATGACAATGAGGGGGCGCCAATGATTGATTGGACCCAATTTGGCGGAGAGAGCCCAGATCATTACAACCCTGCAAATTGGCTTTGGGAGAATGAGGAAGAAGGTGAGGAAAAACCCCAGTATAAGGCTCCATTCGATTTCCTATTTGAATTTCCCACACCTGAGAATCTTGGTTTTATAATCACCCAAATAAAAGAATCATGAGAACCCTTATCACATTAGTCTCATTGACCTTTATCATGGCAATGACATTCTTTATCGAGCCCAAACCGACTCCTCATTCATGCCCATTTGGAATGTGTCCCATGACCGGAGAGGTTTATTTCTCACCCCAATATGATGGGTGCGATAATTACATCTGTACCCAATTAGATTCGATTCATTGGGCATATCCTACCTTCGATTATGACCAATGTGATTCGGTATTGACGGTTTGGAGCAAATCAAATCCCGCCCTGGCTGATTCCATAGCCCGATTTGAGGCTATAGAAATGCAGAGACTTGAATATCAAGGCCTCAGGTAAAAATATTTTTGATTTAGGGTTCTAATTTTATTATCTTCGCATAAATAATAATATATTCATTTTATGGCAAAAAAGAATGAAGTTAGAATTTATCACTCGCAGGTGGGTGGACATCAGCCGGAATTTTCAATGAATCCCTCAGAGTATCTGGTTGATGCAGATATACCCAAATTGGACCTATCAAAATTGCATTATCATCCGGGTGATGAAGAAGAAGAAGAACCGGGATATTACAGTTATCCGGTGGGTTCAAATCCTGATGAGATTCCAACCAATTGGGGGGTAGAGAGAACCGGAATAGATGATACCTGGGATTTATTTACATGGGGAGTGAAAGAGGGTTCAGATATGATGAAAGAGGTTGAGTTATTTGCAGAGCATTGCAAGGAAAGGCTCGGAAGAACCATTATTATTAACTGTTATTAATCAGGTATGATTATCCAACAAAAGAACACAACGATCAAACAAAAGGGTAAGGAGATCAAACTCCTTATCCCTCACCATATAATTGAGGTAAATGTGACCCTGCATCAAGAGGGTTATCATGGCCCTGCAAAATACATTTTTAACAAGGTATTAAATTAACCATTATGAACCTGAATCACATTGACATTAGCCTCCTTCAAGAAGCCGAATTAGAGGAGTTTAAACAATCAACTTATGCGGTTGAAAAAGGTCTATTTGTTGCGGTGGATGCCGAAGATATAGACCTATTAATCCTACCAGCCCATACAGTCCTGGAAATCGGTAAATCAACGGATAAATATGGTGATATGAACCTACATGTAAGGTATTTGGCAGGCGGTAAAGAATTCCTTACCCATATATCGGGTAGTTATGCCTTCATTCATAAATAATGTGGTTGGAATGTGGTATGTGAATCATTATATTGCATCAAATTATAAGATATGAATAATTCGAGGTATTCAATTAACAAGTTGACAAATCGCAGGTTTGATTATCTTATCCGCCGCGAGAGGTGGAAGAAAGACCGTAATAAATGGTTATCCCTGGCGGATTCATTGACAATGCAGGCCTCCTTCCCCGATTCAGGGTATTATTATAGCCTGCAATCAAGGGAAAGGGATAGGATAGGCCTTAAGATCATTGACAAATTACCGAAGAAAACCAAGATTCTATACCTATATAAGGCCAAACAGATTGAACGGAGAAATGCCTCATATTATGAATCCACAATCCAGTTGCAAGATGGAAGTTGGGTGAGCCCCTATGAATTGGATGCAATGATGGTATACCATTAATCGGGTACGGAAAAAAAGTTTGGAATCAGGTTCAAAATGATTTATATTTGTTATGTCTTTAATTATTCACATAAAAACTCCAAAACATGGAATCAAAGACCACAGCTCCTGAAGTAAAGGACAGCCCTGCAAAAAAGAAATCACAGGGTAAGAAATCCAAACTCCAGAAAAAGAACATCGACAAGGCCGCAAAGAAGGCAAAGGATGAGGAAGAAGAATCCAGCCGGGAATTGCTCTACAATTATCCAGCCGATGTAAAGACCGCATCCGACAAGAAAACATGGCGCCGACAATTCCGTGCCAAAAGGGATTCGCTCCTGAAAAAGATCGCGAAAGCCCGTAAGGACGACATGAAGGAAGCCCGCAAATTGTTCAAGGAACTCAATGAACACCTGAAAGAGTCTTGCACTCAATCGGGCATTGACAAATCACTCCAGGGTTTCAAAGCCCTTCCTGCGAAGGAGAAAGCAACCGCTTAAACGGGGTTCCTCGACTGCGGATGATCTAGTAAGGAATCCAGTCGATTAGATTGGATTCCTTTAATTCATTAAAAAATCCGCTAGAATCTACACTAAAATGACCCAAAAACATACCTAAAACATATCTATCATGGAAGGATTTATTCCCGGTTTTATAATAGGGTTTGCGAGCTCTATTCTCCTAATAATAATCGCAATATTCACCGCAAGATGGTTCATTCGAGAGTTCCGGGTGGACGATCATAATAAGGCCAAGATCAAAGGCAAGAAAGAACCCAATATGGAGGCCTTATCAAATGAGAACATTTACCGAGAAATCCAGAACCTCTCACACCTGCCCGAACGAGCAGACCAAAAGACTATGGAAAAATGGGCATGGGAAAGAATACAAACCCATAGCCTTGAAATCCTGAAAGAAATCGAGTTCATATATGGACTAAGAAAGGAAGAACCCAGCCTACATCTCATAAGATACCCAATGATGCTCAATGCTATATCAAACCCAATAATTGCGGCATATAAACAGATGAAAGGCCCGATATCAAAAGATACCATAAACCTCATAATCGAGGAACACCTAAACGAGCCCAAATCCAACACAGATAAGGAGTACCAAGAAAACCCTGTAATGCAACGCAATAAAAACAGAGAGCAAGAACCCGGATATCAAAACATAGATTAAAACATAAGCTCACTAAACCAAGAGGGTATGTTTTATACCCTCTATTTTTTAACCCAAATATAAAGGCCATGAAAGCCCGCAAAACCAAGAAGAATAAAAACGGAATCAAGAGAACGCAAATAGATATACCAAAAGGCCTAAGGGTACCCAGATTAAGAGGTACCACATTAATGGCCATCGAAGCCCACCAAACCAAAGATAAGAAGGAAACTATCATGAGTAATATAAGGAAACTCTATATAGACCATTACACACTCAATAATATGACTGTATTAGGGAGAACTGTAAATATAGAGGATATGGCAACCTGGCTAAATATACCAACCAAATACCTATTGAGAGAGTTAAATAGAGAAGTCGGAAGGATAGGAAACATACTCCAAGGTAAGGATGGGGCTCAATTCACTAGGGCTCTCTTAATGGGCTTAATTTCGAAAAGCCTAGAAGCCCACAGCCTCATTGCCAATCAGGTACACATATTAAGTAGCCAACAGGGCCGTGAATATGTACCCTTTCTTACCTCTGAGCTCAATAAGATCTTGGCAACCTTAAGTACTGCTACTAAACCAGTTACGGAGATAGTGAAGCTATTAACGGACAACAATCCAGGCGTAATAATCAACAACGTGAACGGTGCCCAGGCTAACATATCTAATTCATCTATTACAGTAGATCAAGCAGTGAATCTTATTAAGTCTGAGGGCTTTTTATCTATGCTGGAAGATGAGGGTTTACTTAACCAGAAGTTGTTGACGATGGGTACCGATTTACCCGAAATAAGGGCCCAATACCAAGACCTAAACTCCATAGGCATTAAGGTACCCAATAAGGCTATTGATGGGCCCAATGAGCCCACGAAGCCTTATAAGGATGATATTATAGAGATACAATAGTTCACTATATATAGCTAACCACTAAGGCCCGGATTTACCATCCGGGCCTTTTTATTGGTTTTTTAGTGTGTGGGCCGTTACTAGGAGCCAAATGGGCCATCTAGGCCTTAATAGGGGTAAATGGCCAGGTAGGCCACTTGGGCCGTATTAAATAAAAATTTGGCATTTATCCTGGCATTAAAATCCTTATATTGCATCAAATATTTTTATATGCAAGAAAGATTAATCGACTCCTTTAAGAGAACCATCTCAGCCTACAGATTATCAAATGGGACACCCCTATATCACCTGCATCATGCCTCCATTTTGAACCTGGAGGATGAATCTGGATATTCGGCCCATATATGGAAAGGGAATATGCCGAATGAAGAAACCGAAGAAGAATACTACGCATTGGACCTAACATTAGCCCAGATATTGAATAATATGAACCCCGATGGGGACTGGAAGAAGATACATGGAGAGGACCATGATTCAACCAAAACAATTTGGACGACTGAGGCCGGAGATATGATACACCTGCATTATGCCGATAATTCGATTCATCTCTACACCTTTGATTCCGGTCAATATTAACCTGATTCTCCTGGTTCCATAGACACAATCAAGGCCCGGATATTTTTTATATCTGGGCATTTTTGTGGTATATAATATATAGCTCACTATATATAGCTCGTACCTTGCCTTGATGCAGCCCCCCCTGGCCCTAATTCCGACCTGGGATATTTGAAAAAAAAAATTCGACATTTTGACTTTTTGACTTTTTGACTATTTGACTTTTATACGTTTATTGTCAAAAATTCATCTATTTATTATAAAACTATTCTACAATTATTCTAAAATTGATCTAAAACAATTAATAAAAAATTGCAACAAATTTGCAAAATTCGATAGGTAAATATTTGGATTCCGCTTTTAGATAATTATCTTTGTATTGCGCGAGACAGATGAGGAATCGTTGCAAAGGTCAAATGTCCAATATCCTTTTTTGACTTTTCAATTCTCGCAGAATATTTGAAATAGGGAATGTATTAATTTTTGCAAAAGGGAATAATGCAAAAGTTATTACTATTTATAAATCTGTTTTTTATTTTCTAATTTTTAAATTTTAAATGTTTATGGAACAGAATCTAACAAACGTTGCAAACGTTGCAGAAAATTCGCAAAACAATCAAATTGCAGAAAAAGCAAAAATTGTAAATCCTAAGAAAAAGGATGCAAAAAAGAAAAGCGAAGCAAAAAAGGAAAAGTTACAAATTACAAACATTTCTTCCATTGCTTCTCGCATCCTTGCAAAAGGGGAGAAGGGCGAAAGGAAAGATAGAGAGTCGTTTTACAAATATCCTGAATTTGTAGAGGGGGAGAAGGGGAAAAAATTTGCAGGAAATAAGGATGTAATTTCTGGACATATCGGGAAAGCATGGAGGGAAAAGAGAAGAAAAGTTTTAGACAATTTTGTTACACGTTTGACCTTTGCGGATGCAAAAAAGGATATGCAAAAATGCAAGGAAATTGTAACAGATTGGAAAAGAGTTTACAAAGAGTTTTATCTCAAAAATGATTATTCTTTGAATAGCGTGAGACAATCTGGGAAAAAGGAAGAGTTAGAGGAAGTAACTTATTTCTTAGAATTGTGCAAAAAATACATTCGCAAAGAATCTTAATTTTCTAACGTAAAAGGGGAATGTAATAATTCCCCTTTTTTAAACTTTCTTGTTTATGGAACATTTACAATTTCCACATTTGTTCTGGAACCTATTGAATAGTGAATTATTTTCTTATGTGGATTCTTTAACTATGGATAAAATATGCGACGTTGCAGAATCTTTATCCGCAAATTAAAACAACATGAAAAAATTTATCTTGCATCCTGAAACATTAATCACATTACTAACTTATGTGATTATTATTCTTGTTTATTATATCACAACAAAGTAAAACAACATGAAAAATTTATATAGATTTAATCCGATTGTTCCGCATAAAGCAATAACAATGGATAGAGAAATTGTAAAGGAACAGACAGTATTAAACACTATCCTACATTCATATCTTAAGACACATAAAATAAGGAATAAAAAAGGAAAAAAGAAGATAGCTTTAACTGTCTGTGATATGTGGGATAAAAAAGCGAAGCAATATTATAAAGTAATTAGAGAGATTACTTATTGATCTATTAGGAGAAACGTCCTCTAAGTTTCTCCTTTATTTTTATCTTCCTGGGATGCCGAATGCGGCAATCAATACTACCAAAGCCCCATGCATGGTAAGCCCTCTGCCAAATGCCATATGCCCACACAAAAATACCGCATAGCTTTTACACATATGCGGTAGCCCGATTTACCTAATGAATTGGAAAAAGTCTGGGTAGTCTCTCCGGGTTTGCCTCATGTATAAAATCCTCTGGAGTGCATGGAAATGGAACAGGAAATCCTTGGTATCATCCGGGTGCTGTTCAGGTAATGTTACCCATGCTTTCCAAGCCTCTTGAAGCTTAATATCTACTATTATCTCCTCGTCCTTTAATGGTGTGGTCATGGGTTTATTTATTTCTTAAGGTTAGGTTCTATTCTCCAGGTTTCGTAATTCCACCTCTTACCAAATTTAACGAATTCCCTGGCCATATCCCATTGTTTCCTGGCCTCAATCTGCTTCCTAACCTTGGCAATGAGAACCCTAAGATGCTGACAGGAATCCCTTGGTGGATTCGGGGGTGGTACTGGTACATAAGGCATAAAGATTTATTTTTTAATATCATAAGCTTTATCAATCAATACCTCTATCTGGGTCTTTGCCCGGAATAGGCCATGATGCTTTCCTTCGTGATAACGCAGACTATCCAATCCCCAGGTTTTCATCTGGCTTTGGATATGGTTCGTCTCCTCTAACCATTCCTCTCTTACCCGATTCTGGGCATCCATGAGGCCTTGTAAATAGGCTCTATCTACCGAATGTTTATCATAGCATCCTACCAATAAAACCATAAAAACTAAACTTAGAATTTTCATATTTGATCTTTATATATATATAATAGTATGCCTATTACCCCATATAAAAATACCACTAAAAAACCGGGCCCTCGCAACGACCCGGTGAAAACTCCGCGAGTTTTTCTTTAACTATTTATATCCCTCCAACCCAATATCACGGGTCCGTCAAAATACCTTCTTCTAGGGTCCCTTTTCTCTATACTCTGGGTATACCTTAACCAGAATATCAAATGTTGTAAATACTTTGAGGAATCATTACGACTTCCGGGTATGGGTATAAATGCTGGCTTAATCATGGTTGTATTACTTTTTCATGGTAAGTTAGTTTTCTTGATCCTTTAATCTCTATCATTTTGGGTATATTTTCCATTTAGCGATAAGTTCGGGAGAATAAAAAATTCCGGTATTCCTTGGGCGGAAATAGTAGAATATCAGGAACGTGTAGGGATACAACTTTACCTCTCTATCACATTGATACATTACTATTGGTTCTCCTTTCATGGCTCGGTTTTATTTGTTATTCAAGTTGGTGTCACCTAACACACGTATCAATTCATTCTCGGGGCCGTAAACGTGGCATATTGCATCCTGAGGGACTATGCCATCAGCTTTCATTTTGTCCCATATTTCTTCCATTAGTGTTTTACGTGGTTCTGCCGGTGGTTTTGGCGGGTCGAACTTTGCGAGGTAGGCGGCTTTGTCGGGTGGCAGCGAAGTGTTCTTGCTCATCTTTTCGGTTTTAATAAGTAATAAATGCCTATGGATAGGTTTATGGTATAATACCCCAATACAAAATACCCAATGAAAGATAACCATGTATATGGACTCGGTATTAAGAAATATCGGGCAAAGGTTAAAAATACTACCCATATGATCATACATTTTACCCATTCCTTCTTAGGTAGCTTGGCCCAGTCTACCTTGGGTTTCTTTGGTTCAGATATTCTTAGGAAGGATTTATCAAATTTGCCCAGGGGTTGGTTATGCTCGTCCATTAATACAAAGTAGGTTTGGGTAATCTCCCCAACATACCCCGTAACCATTTTACCATTGACCTCATCCCAAATGGTAATTTTAGACATACTGGCCATAGAATTGTTTGAATCTTTCTGGGTCATATTGGGTAATTTGTTTAAAGTTCTGGTTAATATAGGCTAAGGTCAATTCCGCTAATCTCCTGAAATCTGTGGGCCAGTTAAGATTCAAATAGGTGTATACTTTAAGCTCTGTTAAATACTGCATATATACCCCTAATTGCATGGCAGCAGGTAAATCATGGTATTTTGGTAATTCCACCTGCAAATCCTTCCTTATGGGTAATTGCAGGGTTTTCCAATGATTCATCTTCTTCCAATTATCTATCCACCAACAGAAGTGGGCTACAGAGTGCGGCCATTTAACTTTAGCCTCGTTCCAGAAATTTTCTTTGGTTAATTGTTCGATCATCATGGTTTTAGTTTTATAATTATGATAGAATCATTTTGGGCATGTACTATTGCCTTCTTTCCCACTCTAAATCTTAATTCACCCACCGTTATCCACATCGAATCCTCTCTTACCTCAGATAACCTTTGTTTAAGGAAATTACTATCATATAACTGGTTTTGTAATTCCGTCTTGCTTTCTATTTCTTCAACCCATCTGCTTTTATATCCTTCGGCTCTACCGGAGAGGGCCTTATTTTCCTCTACTAATCCATATATTCCTATGGCACTTGCGATAAGGAATATAGATACTAATAACAATACTACATCTTTCATGAGCTCATTTTTTTAAGTTGTTTAATCATGGCCTCCTGGTAAGATAGGAATACTTCCATCTGGTACCTGAGTCTCCATGTGAATACAAAGGCTTTTTCACAGGTTTCGCAATTCGTATGCCAATACTCTAACCATATTCCGGTTTGTAGAGCTCCAGGCAATTCTTCATACTTCCTGTTAATTGCCGCATCGTGGAGATAGGCGTTAGCATATCCATAGAAGTTCCTCCAGGCTTTAGGATAGCATTTTTTAAACATTTCAATTTCATCGGGTTTTAGGGCCTTAATCATATCAAGGGGATTGGTTTTACGATTAGGGTAATTTCTTTATCTTCTTGGCTCCATATCATCTGGACTTCCCAGCCCATAGATCGGAGTCTTATATTTGCTCTCTCTACCTTGTCATTCATTTCTTCCAAGGCTATTGTATCAAGGAGCTCTAACCCCACCACTTCTTCTTTCAAGGCTCTATGTAATAGGGTTAAGGTTTCTTCGGGTTCGTTTTTGAAGGTCCAGGGTTTTGTGGCCATTGTTGAATTTTTAGGGTTTTCTTATCTTGATTAGGGAACGTTCTAGTCCTTCCATCAGGATAAACATAAATGATATGGGGAGCATTGAAGTCTGTCGCTAGATAGAGTCCCAGTATTGCCCCAATAGTCAATCCAATGAAGAACGTAATCCACGGCGGAATCCAGATAGGGTCGTCGAATTTCATAAGGGTTTGGATTTAGAGCGAGGTTTAGGAATAAATCTCAATACTTGGTAACTCGGGAAATGATTATTACCTATCTCTGACCACATCGGGGTAAAATACTTAGGGTACCCAACCTCGTATCTATATTTAAAATCCACCTTATATAGATAGGCCCAAAAGGGTTTGGGGGGATTTACCAAAATGGAGCCATGTTCATTAGAGACTAAGGTATCTATATCGTTCCAATCAATAGAATATAATTCCCCTAAACCGAATGTTGTATCTATCCTATCCCAAGAATCTATGGTAAAAATCTTAGAGGTATTAGGCATTACTTCGGAGGTAGAGTCGGATAGTTTAATCACCCCATTAAATTTAAGGGTGGGGGTTCCGATAATGGTTTTAGGAGGTACAGTATCTACCAGGGGATAAATCCATTTCTGATGTTTACCCGGAGTACAAGCAAGGATAAGGGAAAGCAGTGCAGCAGTTAATAGTGGTTTCATTTTACAAAAATTATGGGTTTAGGTTTAATATTTGGAGCCATTTGGGAGGGAGGTATAGTACGAGGACCGGAAATAGCCTGATAAACTTCTCTTTCTAAATTCACGGGCCTTGTTACACCCTTATTAGTAATAGTAAAAACTCCATTACTACCAGTTCCGGTCTCTGCCCCTAGAGAATCCCGCCACCTATTAAATTGTTTAGTCCAATAATTGAATAATTTAGGGTCTCTTGGAGCTTTACCCATTTCATATTCCTTATTCCAGCCATAAAAAATACATAAATCGCATCCATCACAGTTATTTTTACCATGTTTCCAGCAAACCTCACAGAAATATTCGACTTTGCCCTTTATTTGAGGCTTCTTTTTGTCATGTATATGCCTCATAGTCGAAAGGTCAGAAATTAAATATGTAGTATCGGTCTTTATGGGCTTGGATATAGCAATTTTTTGGGCTCTTTCAGGGGTATCGGGAAGAAAAATAACTCCCTTAGGAGCAATTTGAGTCTCCTTAAAGGGCCTTATATAAATCGAATCCTGTGATCGGCCCAAAAAGAAGCATAAAACAAGGAAGATGATAATGGCAATGATTTTTAAAATGTACTCTTTCATGGCTAATGGGGTTTAAAGGTTAAAAATCGGCCTTACGAGTAGAAACTCCGGGCCGTTGTTTATGGAATCAAAAAAAAAACATTTGTCTATAAGTTATCAGCCTTGGTCTCCTCGGGTATTAATAAACCCATATAAATACCAGACTTAGTACTCTGTGGAACTGCACCTTTACCTACGGTCACGTATACCTTTGGGTCCTCAAACCCAGTTACAATATCCATGCTCATTATTACACTCACATTATTGAATTTTGCCCAGGATTCAACCATGCCTTGAACCTGTCGTCTAAGATTAATGATCTCTTTATCTAATTGGGTGTTCATACGGGTTATTTTAGTGTATTTCTAGTCTTAAATTTTCTCATTTTCGGGAGATTCCCCCTTTTCTTCATCCAATGCTACTAGATCATCCCGTAATCCCACTGGGAATGCCGGGGAATTGATCGAAGCAATTTCACCTTGATTTGAAAAGGTTAAAAAGAATTTACCTTTACACTGCATCAAAGCCTCAATTTCCATTTGGTTAAATTCAAGCATAATGGTAACGGAACCATCTTGCCTCTTAAGGGCTGGGATAAAGCCAGTTTTCTCATGGAAGAGCTGGTTAGGGTTCCTAATGTTCTTAGGAAATAAATTGGTATTGGCACTTGGGAAATTAAGGCATTTCATAATTGTTAAAGATTTTATAAGATAATAGTCCACCCCTGTCAAGTGGTAAAAATAAAAAACCCCGCATAGAAATGCAGGGTTGGCTTGTCTTCGTCGGTTCGAAAAATATCCGGCTTAATGGATACCTATGTTAGTTACGCCATCGGAACTCCCTAACATTCATTACCATATTAGGGTCAACTCGTTTCCACGCCTCATCGAAGAGTACCGAGGTCTCGGATTTTAACTGGGCTACCTTAGGACTGAATGTAAGGGTTTTCAAAAGATAACCTTTGTTAACCGAAACATATCCTGCGGTATCTACGTCCAGATAATACTTAACCTGGAGTGTGTCAACCTTTGTCTGTAACGTGTCAGTATAGGGAATCCCGGCTGGGGTAACAGTATCTTTGGGGGGTGTCTTAGGTCCTTTCTTTGGGCCCTGTGCCGAAGCTCCGAATCCGACGATCAGAAGGGTGAGAATCAGAATCACATTTTTCATGGTAAAATCATTTCCCTCATATAGTATACCTCGATTTCTAGTGGGATGGACAATAAAAAACCCCGCTGGTCAGGCGGGGCTCGATCGAAAGGCAGCAGGCAGAAATTATTTGGATATAACCTGGGAGTTCTTAGTGGTTGCATCCTTAGGGGGTAAATAACCTAATTTACCGCCGCCGATTTTCTTTGAGGCTAAATTGGGGATAATTACGTCGTATACCATCTTAAACAGGTTGAATATCGAATTATCCTTTTCGGATGGGGTTAGACGAACAATCACATCAATGAATACCAAAAGAGCCGTACTAACTGCAACCCAATGTTCTTTCAGAAAGCCCTCGACTGAGCTTCCCCCCGCATCGGCTCCTCCGATTGCGGTACTGTCTTGAGCGAAAGAACTCTGAAACATACACATAGCGATCACAGTTAGAGTTAAAGCAATCAAATACCATGCCAGGTTCTTTAAAAAAGTCCGGTTGAAAATCGAGTTCATAAAAAATAATTTTTGGTTGAGAGTTGTTAGAATATAGAAATTCCGGTCTCCAAAATAGCTGCAATACCTTGACCATCATTTATAAATAGCACCCGATGAGAGTATTAGGTATTAGTTCAGGTATGGGAGTTTCCCTTTATGCTTTCAGGAAATACGTAGTGGGAAATGTAGAGCCCAGGCCTATATTTCATACCCCAGGCAATATTCAGTGGAATTTGAATTACCCGGGTGTACGACTGGAAAAAACTGTAGAAGCACTGAAGGATTTAGCCGATATAGACCTAATCGTATCTTCACCAGATTGTGGGAGTGGAAGCATCCTTAGGTTATCAGTAGCCAAGAAGTATGGGGATTACAAGAACAATCCATCCTTAGAGGCCTTCTTTGAGGGTGTAAATCATTTCAAACCCAAAATCTTCTATTTCGAGAATTTAGAAGGCCTCTTTAAATCGGTATCGGAGGATAAGTTCAAGGCTTTATTGAATAATGGGTATAGGCTCATTAAACATATTGCCCCAGTATCGAATTGGGGAAATTCACAGATTCACAGGAAAAGGCTCATCATTATAGGGGTACGAGAAGATTTGAGTAGAAAGGTTGATAAGTTTTTCAAATTACCCCATTTAACCGAAGAACATAAAACCTGCCTGGAGTTATATGGTGATTTGGATGAGCTTTCAAATGAGGAATGCCTAGAGTTAGCCCATGTCAGAGAATCAATGGACGAGCTCACTACCATCCATTCAGGACGGAAAATCCCTAATTGGCAAATTACCGAGATTTGGAATAAGGAGCTTAAGGGGAAAAAGAGGTGGGAGGTTCAGGGGAGGAAGTTTACCACTGCTCCGGGGGTTTATCGGAATCGAAAGAAGGATTACCCTGCTACTGCTAGGAAAGCATCAAGACAATACGATCATAAAGGCCTAATGCTTACTCCCCGTCAATTGGCCCGGATTCAGGGTGTTCCTGACCATTTCAGAATCTATATCGACCAAGAGAGGCTGGGGTATTGGATTAATAAGGGTAGGGTTCTTGTTACTAAGACTCCACCTCATGAGGTTTCAGTTTGGTTAAGAAGAAAATTGGAAAAACTTAAAACCCTAAATTTCATCTAATGAATAAGCCCAAATTAACTCGAAAAGAACTCGAGAGAATGATCTCAACCCATAAGATTGAGGATAGAGTGTTTGTTGTAGGTATTAGAGGGTATTACAAAAGAACCATGGGAAACCCGCTCAAGAACGATAGGGGAATTTATGATGATGCCCTTTTCATAGTTACCCCGGATTCTTTCCAGCCTTTCAATGCTAATACAGACCCATCTAAATTCGGGAAGAATAAATCAGGTAATGGTATAGCTACATTAGTTCCAGGCATGTATAGGTATAGACCTGGCCCACATGGGATTAATTCAGGGAAACCTTACCCTGCTTTTATTCAGGCAGATAAAGTCAAGGTTACTAGGGATGGTAATGGAGACCGAATCTTTGAAGGGTATTTTGGTATTAACATCCATAGAGGTGGCTCTATAACTACCTCATCAGAAGGCTGTCAAACCATCTATAAAACCCAATGGGAGAAATTTCATAGCCAATTGACCCTAGAACTGGACAAATGGCACCAAGAGACCTTTACTTACCTTTTGATAGACCCAGAAAACTAACTCCCGAGTTTCTTTTTTTTTAATTTTTTTTCTTTGGGTCTAAATACTTCTTTCTAAGTACAGAAGTATTAAGTTAAAGTAAGAATAGTAATTGCTAAGAC